ACCGGCCAAGATCGCGCCACGGTTTCAGGGTCGATCAGAGGGTGCGCCCCAGCGTGCCGTCGAGGGCCTGGCGGACGAGGCCGGCAGTCAGCTCCACCCCAGGATTGGCGTCGGCGAACAGACGCAGCCGGCCGAGCGGGGAGTCGGCAGGAGGGGGCGTGTCGGCCAGCTCGGCGCCGGCCACCTGAAGGGCGAAGCGGAGGTCAGTGTCGTTGTCCATGGCCCCAGCGTAGGGCGTGGGACTGACAGCCGGCACTGGATTACCGGGGCGCTCCCGCGCCCCCAGGTCGTAAGTGGCACTGCTCTGTGGCGCGCTCGCGCGCCCACTGCCGCTTCGCCCCTGAATCCCTTCGCCGTCGCGCTCAGGCTTGGTGGCCGCCGCCAGGCGGCCCAGCCTCGAAGGGCTCTCTGTGCAAGTGTGCCTCACGTCACATCGAAAGCACCCTGACAAGACCAAGATCAACTCCTACCAGTAAGTGTAAGGGTAAGTACGAAGAGCGAAGTAGCAGGCTGGAGGCCCTGTCGGGCCTCGCTTACCAGAGCTCCTTACTGCTTACGAAGAGACTCCCTCGGGTTGACAGCTTCGAGCAGCTACCTCTTCAGGTAGGACGTCACCGGGGGTTCAACTTCCACGTCGGGGGTGATCCGGATGCCTCGCTGGGAAGGCTCGGACAGGCGCTCGCGCCTGCCGGCTGACTGGCCCAAGATCCGGCTTCGGGTCCTGCGACGCGACGGAGGGCAGTGCACCGCGCTGATGGAAGCGGGTGAACGCTGCGTCGAGGTCGCAACCGACGTGGACCACATCGAGCCGGGCGATGACCACAGCATGGGGAACCTACGGTCCCTGTGCACGTGGCATCACCGGAAGAAGAGTGGAGCTGAGGGTGCGGCGGCGAAGGCCGCCAGGCAGCGTGCGCTGAGGAAGAAGTTCAGCCGCACCGAGCAGCACCCCGGTCTCCTGTAAGGCCGCGCTCCAGGTCCCTCCCCACCTGTCGAGCGCGTGCGCCCCCGAGTCCTCCTCTCGCTCGGGTGAGGCGCCGGCCCCTGGCTCACCACCAGGGGCCCGAGACTTCCGGCCGCGCGGCGGTCGGTGAGAGATGGCAGTGATGCTGGCACCACTGACAGAACCAACTCGCCCAGCCGCTCATACCGGGCCGAGCGTCGTAACGCCCGAATACTTCAAGGAGGTGAGCGGTGGGACCGTTCGAGATCGCATGGGCCGTATGGGCTGGCTCGTTCGTCGTGATCGAGGGCGTCGCCCTCTACCGCAAGCAGCCTGGCGACACGCTCTCCGAGCAGGTCTGGAAGATCTTCCACACCGCGAAGGGCACGGTGCCTGACGGCACTACGCGCGCTCGCCGCTTCGTCCTCCTCGCGTTCGTCTCCTGGCTGGCCGTCCACTTCATGACGGGCGGCACGGTGTGAACGTCCTGTACTTCACCTCTCCGCACTGCCGGCCCTGCCGTTCGTTCGGGCCCCTGCTGAAGCAGGAGCTCGCCGAGCTCGGGGTCGAGGCGGAGACGGTTCTCGTCGACACCTTCGCCGGCCTGTCCAAGGCCGACTCCTACGACGTGTCCAGTACACCGACCGTCGTGATCGAGCGGAATGGCGAGGAGATCAGTCGCTTCACAGGCGCACTCCTCGGTGACTCACTGAAGGACGCACTCAGCGTCCTCCGATGAAAGGAGGTGACCGGTGGGTGCACGCGGCCCCGTTCCGAATCGTGAGTCAGACCTCGCGCGCCCCCGGTCGCGAAAGGGCTCCGAGGAGCAAGAGACCAAGAAGGGCCAGATGCGGCCGGTCCGCATTCCGCGGGCCGATCCCGACTGGCACCCGATCGCCAAGCAGCTCTACGACTCGCTGAAGAAGTCCGGCCAGGCCGACTTCTACCAGCAGTCCGACTGGGCCCTGGCGTTCGCGCTGTGCGACGACCTGTCCCACTACAAGAAGTCGGGCAAGCGGTCGGCGCAGATGGCGCAGACCCTGTACTCCGCCCTCGGCAACCTGCTGGTGACCGAGGGAGACCGGCGCCGTGTGCGCATCGAGCTGCAAGAGCCCGAGGAAGAGACCACGCCGGCCTCTGTCCTCGCCATCGCCGACTACAAGAAGGAGCTCGGGCTCGCCGAATGAGGAGGTGAGCCGTGGCTCCGAAGCAGAAGGAACTGACCCCGGAGGAGATCGACGCTCTTCCTCCGACGTTCCTCGGTCCCACCTGGCAGAAGGACAGCCTCGGTGCCTGGGTGCTGCCCAAGCGCACGCTGGGCTGGCAGATCGCCGGCTGGTGCGCGGAGTACCTGCAAGCTGAGGACGGCGGCCCCTGGAAGTTCACGCGCGAGCAGTTGAGGTTCGTCCTCCACTGGTACGCCGTGGACGAGAGGGGCCGGTTCGTCAACCGTAAGGGCGTCCTCCAGCGCATGAAGGGCTGGGGTAAGGACCCGCTCCTCGCGGTGCTCTGCCTCGTCGAGCTGGTCGGCCCGAGCCGCTTCGGTGGCTGGGACAAGGCCGGCGACCCCATCGGTGTTCCCCACCCTCGCGCGTGGGTTCAGGTCACCGCGGTGAACCAGTCGCAGACGACGAACACCATGGCCCTGATTCCGTCCCTGATGACCGACCACTTCAAGGCGAAGTACGGCATCAAGGACGGCGCGGTGCTCATCCGCGCGAACGGCGGCAAGTGCCGCCTGGAGGCTGTGACTTCCTCGTACCGTGCGCTCGAAGGTAAGCGGACGACGTTCGTCCTGCTCAACGAGACGCACCACTGGGTGGCCGGCAACAACGGCCACAAGATGTACGAGACGATCGACGGTAACGCGACCAAGCAGGACAGCCGTTACCTCGCGATCACCAACGCTTACCTGCCTGGTGAGGACTCGGTCGCCGAGCGGATGCGCGAGGCGTTCAACAAGATCCTCGAAGGCCGGATGGCCGACATCGGCTTCATGTACGACTCGATCGAGGCGCACGCGAAGACCCCGCTGACGGCGGTCGCGCTGCGCATCGTCATTCCGAAGATCCGCGGTGACGCGGTCTGGCTGAACGTCGACTCGATCATCCAGTCCGTGATGGACGCGACGATCGCTCCGTCCCGCTCGCGGCGTATGTGGCTCAACCAGATCGTCGCCGAAGAGGATGCGATCTACGGGCCGGCCGAGTGGGATGCGCTGCTCGACGAGGGCAAGGTGCTCAAGCCGGGCGACGAGGTGGTCCTCGGGTTCGACGGCGGCAAGAGCTCGGATGCAACAGCGCTGATCGCGCTGCGTGTTCGGGACATGTGCGCCTTCGTGCTCGGCGTCTGGGAGAAGCCGGACGGCCCCCAGGGCGACGACTGGACGGTGCCTCGCGGCGAGGTCGACTCCGAAGTCCATGAGGCGTTCCGCCTCTTCGAGGTGCGGGCGTTCTTCGCGGACGTCGCGCTGTGGGAGTCGTACATCTCCGACTGGTCGGAGGCGTACGGCAGTCAGCTTGCTGTCTCTTCGCCGTCGGGCAAGGACGCGATCGGCTGGGACATGCGTGGTTCGCAGAAGACGGTGACCCTGGCGCACGAGCGCCTGATGCGGTCCATCTTCGACGCCAAGCTCGCCCACGATGGCGACCTCACGCTGCGCCGGCACGTGCTCAACGCGCGGCGCCGGACGAACAACTACGGCATCTCCTTCGGCAAGGAGTCGAAGGACTCGCCTCGCAAGATCGACGCCTACGCCGCACTGATGCTGGCGCATGAGGCGCTGTACGAACTCCGCGCCCGCGGCAAGAAGGTCCGGAAGCGGACTGGGCGCGGCTACTTCATGTGACCAAGTGCAAGTGTTCCAAGGAAGGTGGTGAGGCATGGCCGACACCAGCCCGAAGGCTCTGGCAGTGGAACTCCTCGCCATCCTCGATCGGGACTCGGCCCGCATTCAGCGGATCGACAACTACATCCACGGCAAGCATGACGACCCGTACATGCCGCCCCAGGCGGACGACGAGTACAAGCTGCTCGCCAAGCGTGCGGTCTCGAACTGGACTCCCCTGCTGATCGGGACGCCGGCCCAGGCCCTGTACGTGGACGGCTACCGTCCCGGCAACACGGGCGCCGGCCTCCCGCAGGCGTCGAGCTCGACGTCCACGCAGTGGGCCCACTGGCAGCGCTCCCGCATGGACGCGCGCCAGGCCGCGGTCTACCGAGGGGCGCTCGGCTACGGTCACTCCTTCGTCCTGACGGAGAAGACCAAGAAGGGCGTCATCTCCAAGGGCCTGTCCGCGAAGCGGACGGCAGCCCTGTTCGAGGACCCCGCGAACGACGAGACTCCGTACGCCGCGCTGACGGTCACGGCGAAGCCGAAGGGCGAGACGCCCGGCAAGGCCCGCCTGTTCGACGGCAAGCGCGAGTACGCGGTCCTCTTCGGTTCGTACACCGACGAGACGTCGGTGAAGGTCTCGGCCGGCAAGCTGCACGGTGCGAGCGAGTGTCCGGTCACCCGGTTCGCCGCCTCGGTCGACCTCGAAGGTCGCACGATCGGCGTCGTCGAGCCGATGATCCCGCTCCAGAACCGCATCAACCAGACCATCTTCGACCTCCTGGTCGCGCAGACGTACACCTCGTCCGAGGTCCGGTACGCGACCGGCATGGCTCCGCCCATGCAGATGGAGCTCATCGACGAGAACGGCAACGTCGTCTCCGATCCGGCGCTCGCGGTCGACTCCCGACCCAAGCTGGACGCGGCCGGCAACCCGATCCCGGCGCCGATCAACCACAACGCCAAGCGGTTCCTCTTCGCGGAGGACCCGGACGTGAAGTTCGGCTCGCTGCCTGCCGGTCCGATCAGCCCGCTGATCGAGTCGGTGGACATGAGTATCCGGCACCTCGCCGCGATCTCGCAGACGCCGCCTCACCACCTGCTCGGCCAGATCGCGAACCTGTCTGCCGAGGCCCTACTCGCCGCGGAGACTGCACTGAGCCGGAAGATCACCGAGTTCCAGTCCATCTTCGGAGAGTCCTGGGAGCGTGTCTTCAGGCTGGCGGCCGAGATGGAGGGTGAGACCTCCGCGCAGGACGACTTCGCTGGCGAGGTTCAGTGGCGCGACATGGAGTCGCGTTCGCTGGCTCAGGCCGCTGACGCGCTCGGCAAGCTCGCCGACCAGCTCGGCATTCCGAAGCGTGGCCTGTGGAAGCGGGTGCCCGGCGTGACCCAGACCGAGTACGAGGACTGGGAGCAACTGGCCGAGGAGGACGACTCCGTTGGCCAGCTCGCTACGGCCCTGACCAGAGCCACCCCGACTGAGGACGCGTTCGCCTCGCAACCCGAGGTGGTCGCCGCGTGACGAGCCCAGCCCGACAGGCTGAGGCTGATCGCGCTGCCATCGCGTTCCAGACGGCGCTGACCCAGATCGGGGCCGGCACCGTCACTGAGGCGCTTGCGCTGTGGGAGGACGTCCCGGTTACCGCCAGGGCGTCCACCGCCTCCTCCTGGTTGAGGAGGGCCATCACGCTGGTGATGGGGCGCAGGCGCCAGTCGCGGGACCTTGCCCGCGCGTACTACCGCCTCGTCCGCGCCCTGCGGACGGGGAGCACGGTAGCTGATCCGTATCACCCCGAGCCCAGGTATGTGACTGTCACGGACCTGCGCGAGGAGTTCAACGAGCTGGTACGAGGCGCTGAGCGCCCCCAGGAGGGGCGTGCAAGTGGCGCCCCCACCCAGACATCGGACTCCGCCTCGTCGGCCGCGACCGGCCAAGCTGGGGAAGCTGACGAGGCGGCTCTCGACGATCCCGACCAGGCGTCGGAAGACGAGCTCGACCGCATCCTGGTCGAGGAGATCGAGAGCCTTCGCGAGGCGGAGGAGCGGATCGAGCGCGAGGCGGAGCAGGAGCTCCGCACGGTGCTGGAAGCCCTCGGGCCCAACAACCTCCAGAAGAAGGTCGACGTGATCGACGGCGCCAGGAGCGCTGACGAGGTCGACCAACTGCGCGAGGAGGCCAAGAGGCAGGCCGGCGCCCAGCAGGCCGCAGCCGCGGAGCGCGTCGCCATGAACGGCGGGCGCTCGACGGTCTGGAACCACATGCAGCGCGACCGCCGAGTCCTCGGCTACATCAGACTTTCGCGCTCAGGCACCCCCTGCGGGTGGTGCGCGATGCTCATCTCTCGCGGTCCTGTCTACCGCTCGCAGAACTCGGCTGAGTTCGCCGACGGGGACAAGTACCACGACAACTGCCACTGCTACGCGGAGCCCGTGTTCACGCGTGAGCAGTACTCCAGCTCGGCCAACTACGAGCTGAATCGCCGGTACGAGGAGCTGTGGCCCACGGTCACACGCGGCCTGTCCGGCAAGGCGGCTGTGTCCGCCTGGCGCCGGTTCATCCGGCAGGAACAGAAGGCCGCAGCCCAGGAGGCTCGGCAATCCACAACGAGCGTCCAGGAGGCGTGACAGTGCCCGAGCAGGAAACCCCCAGCACCGAAGAGACCCCGAGCTCCGAGACCGTCGAGACTCCCCCGGCCGGCACCGGCCCCGAGGGTGAGCAGTCGACGGAGGAGAAGCCCGCGGAGAAGCCGGTCGACGAGTCCGTTCCCGCTGACGTCCTGCGCAAGCAGGTGACGAGCGCGAACGCGGAGGCCGCGAACTACCGCACCAAGCTCCGCGAGACGGAGGCCAAGCTCTCCCAGGCCAAGACCCTGGAGGAGTTCGAGGCCGCCACCTCCGAGCTGAAGGGGCAGATCGAGACGCTGGAGCGGCAGATCCTGCTCAAGGACGTGGCAGCGAAGTACGAGCTCCCCGAGGCCCTGGCCAAGCGGCTCACCGGCACCACGCCGGAAGAGCTGGAGGCCGACGCCAAGGAGCTCCAGAAGCTCGTCGCCGCGCCCGAGCCCGAGTCGCTGGGTGGCGGCCTCACTCCCGAGGACGACACCGACGACTTCGACCCGGTCAAGGCTGTCGAGCAGTTCCGCCGCAGCCGCTACTGACCACCCCTTCTGGCCCAGTGTGCAAGTGGCACACGTCGAGCCCCCTCTCCCCAATCGAACGGAGTAAGTAACCCGTGGCCGAACACGTCATCGTCAAGCCGGAGAAGCTCGCCGCAACCGCGGCGGTCGCTCTGGAGCAGTCCCTCGTCGTGCCCGCGCTCTTCCAGCGCGAGGGCATCGACGCCTACAAGGGCGCCGAGAACGACACCATCAACGTCAAGGTCGAAGGCGTCCTGCCGTTCCGTACGTACGGATGGCGCAACGACCGGTCGCAGCCGATCCAGTTCGACGACTACAGCGAGAAGACCGTCGCGGTCTCCTTCGGTGGCAACACCTACTCGGCCGTCAAGCTGACCGACGAGCAGCGCGACATGGACCTGGGCGGCTGGACCAAGCTGCTCGCCAAGCAGACCGAGGCCATCGGCCGCGGCCTGGAGCGCGGCGCGGTCGACAAGCTGCTCGGCCAGTCCTACGCCGTCACGCTGGCCGGCGCCAAGTCCGGCCGCGACCTGCGCGGTGTCCTGATCCGGGCCCGCGAGGTGCTGAACCGCTTCATGGTTCCGCGCGAGGGCCGCGTCCTCCTGGTCGGCTCCGCCTGGGAGACCGCCCTGCTGAGCGACGACAAGCTCAACCTGGCCGGCAACGTCGGCGAGCAGGAGGCCGTCTCCGCCCTGCGCGAGGCGAGCATCGGTCGGCGCTTCGGCTTCGACATCGTCGTCTCCCTGGAGGTTCCGGCCGACGCGGCGTTCGCCCTGCACCGCAGCGCGTTCATCTTCGCGACCGGCGCCCCGACCGTCCCGTCCTCGGTGACCGGTGGCACGGCCAGCTACAACGGCGTGGCCCTGCGCTGGCTCCAGGACTACGACGCCAACTACCTGACGGACCGCTCGGTGGTCAACACCTACCGCGGCTTCCGCGAGGTCAAGGACCAGCTCATCGGCGTCAACGCCGGTACTGGCCAGGCGTACGTCTCCGAGTTCGAGCACTTCATCCGCGCGATCAAGCTCGACCTCGACCTGACCGCGGACGTCCTGCCCGACCCGGACGGCCCGGACGAGGCGCAGCAGGAGCTCGCCGCGATCACCGGCGTCGCCGGTACCGCTGACGGCGCTGGCGTCTGATCCCTCGGCTGAGTGGGGCGGGGTGTGCAACTGGCACATTCCGCCCCTCCCCGTGAGTGAAGGAGAACCATCTTGGCGAACTTCGCCACACTGGAAGAGCTGAAGGCTCGCCTCGACTGGACGCTCGACGCTGACGAGGAGCGCATCGCGACCTCAGCCTTGGAAGACGCTTCCGACCTGGCCAGTTACTACACTGGCCGCGACTGGCCGGACGCCGCTTCCGCCCCTCGCCTGGTACGGACCCTGGTCCTGAAGGCGAGCAAGCGGCACATGGAGAACCCCTCGGGCTACACCCAGTCCCGAGCGGGCGACGAGACGCTGGGCTGGAACGACGCGTCCGGCGAGAACGCGGGCACCGTCTACTTCACCGAGGACGAGCAGAAGCTCCTCCGCGAGATCGGCGGGAAGCGGCCCGGCCTGTACTCGGCCGGCGTCTCCGCCTGGGGCTCGAACATCCGCCGCTACCGCAACCGGGCCTACCCCGTCCCGGTCGATGTCGCGGGCCAGAAGGTCTTCCCGTTCTACGCGGACGAGGAGGAACCCTGGTGAGCTCGATGCAGCGCAGACGCGGCGTCGTGGCCACCATCTGGAAGTCCGCCTACCACACCGACCAGCGGGGCAACGAGATCCTGGTCGCCGATGCAGACGGCCCGCACAACGTGCGGTGCGCGCTGATCCCGCAGCGCTCGGCGCGAGCCGAGGTTCCCGGTCAGCAGCAGATCAACATCACCCGCATGATCGTGGACGCCAACCTCGAAGGCGTCGAGCTGTGGTCGCGCGTCGAGTTGATGGGCAAGCAGTGGGACATCGTCACACCGCCGGCCTACCACCACGGCGAGCGCAAGACGCGGCACTGGTCGATCGACATCCGCGAGAGGCCGAGCTGATGGCCTACATCTACAAGGGCCTCGACGGCAAGAACATGGCGGAGTTCATCGCCTCCCTCCCCGAGGTGCAGGACGAAGTCGACAACCGGGCCTTCGAGATCGGCGTGCGAGCTGAGGAGCTACTGCTCCAACACCGCGTCGAGGGCATCGCCCAGATCGAGATCGCCAAGGGCGACATCGACGCCTACGTCGTACTCACCGACGCCAACGGCACGAACAGCAAGTCCGGCGCCAACTCGGCTGCCTCGATCGAGTTCGGCCGCTCGGCGTACGACGTCGAGGTGGTCGACGAGACCGGCAAGGTCGTGGACGAGTACACGGTCGGCGCGATGGAGGGCCTGCACATCCTGTCGCAGGCATCGCACCTGCCGAAGAAGTCCGGGCCCCGCGTCAAGGGCAAGAAGCGCCGCATCAAGGCGAAGGCCGGCAAGACGAAGAAGCGCGGGGGTGGTAGAGGCTGATGGCTGGACTCCCCCCGGAGATCAAGGCGCTCGCCGAGCTCTCCCCCGTCGAAGACCTGATGCTCGCGATCCTGCGCGAGGGCCTGCCCGGCATCCAGGTGCAGTCGCTCATCTCCAAGAACCAGACCTTCCCCCTGGTCCTGGTCCGCCGCGACCCCTCCTTCGGGAACTGGGGCGGCGACACCCGATTCCTCGACGCTGCACGCGTCGCGGTGCACGTCTTCTGTCAGGACCCTGACGGTGACGAAGACGCTGCGATCCTCTCCGAAGCCGTACGCGTCGTCATCCGCGACGCGTGGCTCTCACAGAAGGTCGTGCCCTCGCGCGGCCACATCACGCGGGCCGACCTCTCCTCCGCCCCTCGTCGGGTCACCGACTGGGCGACCGCGACCGGCCCCGTCCAGTACGCGGACCTTCCCACTGGTGTCTGGCGCTACGAGGCGACCTACGACATCGAGATCCGCAAGCCGCGCAACCGCCCGTACCCCATCCCGTAAGGAGAACCCTTCGTGGCACTGAACGACAACGCCACCCTCGTCATCGGCTCCGGCAACTACCTGACGGCGCCGGTCGGTACCGACCTCCCCGAAGACCTGCTCGTCCCGACCTCCCCCTGGGGGGTCGTCGGTCACACCTCGCTGGAGGACATCTTCTCGATCGCCTCCGAGGGCGGCGAGGCGACGGTCATCGGCTCGCTCCAGAACAAGAGCCTGCGCACCAAGTACAGCGCGCGGACCGAGACCATGACGTTCACGCTCCAGCAGTTCGACATCGCCGGCCTGAAGCTGTACTACGGCGCCAACGCGCCCGTGCTGCCGAACGGCCTGGTCGGTGTCCCGACCGACCCGACCCCGACCGTGGCTTCGTTCCTGGTCGTGTTCGTCGATGGCGAGAACCACTTCGCGTTCTACGCACCCAAGGCCGAGATCTACCGCGCGGACGACGTGTCCTTCGGTGACACCGAATCGCTCGCCGGCCTCCCGATCGGCGTGAAGCCGATGGCCTACCAGTCCAACACCTGGACCTACGCGATCACCCCGCTCGGCTCCAGCATCGCGACCGGTGCCACCGCGGGTACGCCGGGCTCCTTCACTCCGGAGGGCTCGATCGTTCCCGCCAACCTGGCTGCGATGGCCGACGTCATCGCGACGCCGACCTCGGCCTGGACCACGGGCCAGAACGTCGTCCTCGGCGACGCCTCCACGGCGCACTGGGACGGCGACTCGTGGGCTTCCGGCTCTGCCGCCTGACCCACTGTGTAAGTGTCCCAAACGGGGCGCTCACCAACTCCCCTGGCGTGCAAGTGGTGCGGACCTCCTTGCACGTCGGGGGCCCTTCGGGGCTCCCCTCTCGACGGTCCGCTTCTCGCTCATCCCCAAGACTCGGAGGTCCGCAACCCCATGGCCGTTTTCTCTCTCGACTCCATCCGCGAAGCTGCCGAAGCCAAGTACGGCTCGACCGACATCGAGGTCGGCGACGGCTTCGTCGCGCGCCTGCTCAACCCGCTCCGCCTGCCCAAGGAGAAGCGGGCCGAGCTGCTGAAGATCCAGGACAAGCTCGACGGTGACGACGTCGACCAGGAGCTGGTGCTCGCCGACGCGATCCGCCTGGTGGCGGAGAACGAGACGGCGGCCGAGAAGCTGCTGGACGCGATCGGTTCGGACCTCGCTGTCCTGGCCCAGATCTTCGAGACGTACAGCAAGGGCACCCAGGTGGGGGAAGCCTCGGCCTCGGAGAGCTGATCGACAAGTACGGTGACGGGCTCTACCCCGACCTGCTCTTCCACTACGGAGTGGACCTCACTGAGGTGATCGCAGGTCGGGGGCCCTCGCCGGCCCTCGTCCTCTCGCTCGTCCAGAGGCTTCCTGACACCTCGCTCACCATGGCCCTCGCGTCGGGCGGCCGTGAGCACTTCGGCTGGGGCATCGACCGCCACATGTCCGCCGACATCTTCGACGCGATCAACCAGAACACCAGAGCAACAGGGCAGTGGGGCAAGGGCAAGGCGCCCAAGATCCCGCTGTGGCCCCGCCCCAAGGTCAAGAAGAGCACCGAGGGCGCTGAGGGCAAGAAGGGTCGTCGCGTCTCCGTGGCCGACCTCTACAAGAAGTTCCAAGGCAAGCGGAGGTAAGCGATGCCCCAGGGTCAGGTCATTGGACGCGTCAGCGTCCGAGTCCTGCCGGACACCAGTGAGTTCCGCAGCAAGGCCAGCAAGCAGCTCGCGAAGGTCGAGAAGCAGCTCAAGGTCGAGGTCCAGGTTCTCCCGAACATGGCCGGCTTCGAGCGCCAACTGCTCACTGAGATCGGGAAGATCAGCCAGCGCAACCGCCAGTCGGACGCGCGCAAGGTCAAGATCTACACCCGCATCGACACGTCGACCATGTCCGGCGAGCTGGCCAAGGCCATCCGTCGGTACAACGACAAGGCCCGCTCCGGCTCGAAGGTGCAGCTCCAGTCCGAGCTGAACACCGGAGAGATCAAGCTCCGGATCAGCGACGACTCGCTGCGCGACATGAGCGACCAGCTCAAGGACTGGCGGGACCGCAACTCCCCGCAGAAGATCAAGATCGAGCCCGACCTGTCGGCGCTGAGCAGCGCGGCCACCAGTGCCCGCCTCGCGGTCCTGACCAGGCCGCGCACGGTTTCCATCGTCCCGACCCTGAACAACGCGGCGATGGCCAAGGTGGCTACCGCGCTGGCCGCACTGTCGGGTATCCGCGTGCTGAACAACCTGTTCGAGAAGTTCAGCAACATCCTGAAGAACCTCGACAAGAGCGTCCCGATCATCGGCTCGCTCGCGTCCGCGATGGCCGGCCTCGCCGCCTTCACGCTCGCCGGGGCGAGCAACCTCTTCGCCCTGTCGGCGTCGCTGGCGCAGATCGGACCGACGGTCGGTCTGCTGCCCGGCCTGTTCGGAGGCTTCGCGGTCGGCATCGGCGTCACCGTCGCCGCCCTGAAGGACTTCAACAAGGTCATCCCCGAGGTCAAGACCACCCTCGCCGACCTCCAGAACTCGATCAGCGACAACTTCTGGGCCAAGGCTGAACAGCCCATCCGGAACCTGGTCGACACGCTTCTGCCGAAGTTCCGCGACGGCGTCAACCAGACGGCCACCCAACTCGGCGAGTTCTTCGGCTCGTTCGCCACCGCGCTCGGCACCTCGCTTGAGCCCGCGATGGACCAGATGTTCGTCGACCTCTCCGAGTCGATCAACAAGGCGACCGAAGGAACCGGCGCCTTCGCCAACATCATCGCCACCCTGGGCGAGGTCGGCACCAGCTACCTCCCCCGCCTGGCCGACTGGTTCGTCAAGATCTCCACCCAGTTCTCCGACTTCCTCAACCGCAAGGGTGAGAACGGGATCAAGGCCGAGATCGACGAGGGCATCGCTGCCCTGAAGGATCTGGGCGGCGTCCTCAGCAACACGTACGGCATCCTGTCCGGCGTCGCTCGCGCGGCGACCGAGGCGGGCGGCACGTCGCTGCACACGCTGAACGAAGCCCTCGCGAGCATCCACAAGACGGTCGACTCCGACGGCTTCCAGAACGGCCTCACCGAGGTCTTCCGCGCCGCGCACACCGCGATGGACAACATCGCCAACGGTGCCGGCCCGGCCGTGAAGAACCTGTTCATCGAGCTCGGCCAGCTCCTGACCACCGTCCTCCCGCAGGCCGGCGAGATCCTGGGTACCGCGATCGGCGCCATCGCTGACGCACTCGCCCAGCCCGCCGTGACCGAGGGCATCAGCGCCGTCTTCGACGGACTGCTCGGCGCGGTCAAGCTGCTCGCTCCCGCGATGGAACCCCTCGGCCAGGCGCTCGGCGCGATCATGCAGGTCGTCGCCACCATGCTCCCGGTCTTCGCCGAGCTGGTGTCGGCCGCGATCATCCCGCTGGCGGACGCGTTCGCCCAACTGGCCCCGATGCTCAGCCCGATCATCGAAGTCCTCGGCGGCGCACTGGTCGCCGCGTTCACCGCCATCTCCCCGCTGATCACAACGATCGTCGCTGCGCTCGGCCCGATGGTGCAGATGTTCGCTGAGGCCCTGGCCCCGATCCTGCCCGTCCTCGCGGCGGTGCTGTCGCAGGTCAGTGCCGCGCTCCAGCCGCTCATCGAGAAGGCGCTTCAGATCGTCTCGGCAGTCCTGGAGCCCCTGCTCCCGATGCTGTCCGAGGTCATCCAGTCCGTCCTGCCCCCGCTGGGCGACGCGATCTCGGCCGTGGCCGATGCGCTTCAGCCGTTCCTCGACGCGCTGCTCTCTGTCGTCCAGTTCATCATGCCGATCCTGGTTCCGATCATTCAGTTCCTGATCGAGATCCTGGCCGGCGCCCTGGTCGCTGCGATCGAGGGTGTGGCCCAAGTCCTCGAAGGACTCAAGACGTTCTTCGTCGGCGTCTGGGACTACATCGTCGGCTACTTCAAGATGATCTGGGGCATCTTCGAGGGCATCTTCACGGGCGACTGGTCCACCTTCGAGGAGGGATTCTCCCAGCTCTGGGAGGGCATCAAGGGCATCTTCTCCGGCGCGTGGGACATCATCGTCGGCGCCCTGAAGGTCTTCCTGAACGTCGGCATCCTCGGCGCTGCGGGCAAGGCGTTCACCGCCATCAAGGGCCTGTTCACCGCGGCCTGGACCGCGATCAAGGCGATCTTCACCGGAGCCTTCGCAGCCATCCGCGGCTACGTCGGCCTGTTCTTCACCGGAGCCAAGGGCCTGGTGACGAGCGGACTGTCCTCGATCAAGGGCTTCTTCTCCGGGGCCTGGGCGTCGATCAAGACGACCGCGGTCGGCGCGTTCCAGAAGCTCGTCTCCACCGTGGGCGAGTGGATCGGCAAGGCCGTCACCAAGGTGAAGGAGCTGCCGGGCAAGGCCAAGTCGGCGCTCGGCTCGCTCGGTTCGACACTGCTCACGGCCGGTAAGGAGCTCATCAAGGGCTTCATCTCCGGCATCACCTCGATGTTCAGCTCGGTCAAGAACAAGCTCGGTGACCTCACCAGCAAGCTGACCGACTGGAAGGGCCCGCTCCCCAAGGACAAGGTCCTTCTCTACAACGCCGGCCAGGTGATCATCAAGGGTCTGATCAAGGGCCTTGAGTCGCAGTTCGACAACGTCAAGAAGAGCCTCAACGACCTGACCTCTCAGATCGGCAAGGCCAAGCTGAGCAAGTCCGTCACGGCCCGACTGAAGTCGGACCAGGCTGCGCTCAACAAGCTGCTCACGTCGTACGACGGAATCCAGAAGAAGCTCGACGCGGCCAAGAAGTCCCTCGCGGACCTCAAGGAGGCCAAGGCCGACTACGCGGCCCGCATCGCCCAGCGCATCGTTGACGCCGCCAACGTCACCGACATGGAGGGCGGCTTCAAGGGCATCATCGAGCAGCTTCAGCAGTCCGTCGCTCAGGCCCGCCACTTCGCGGACGTCCTCGCCAAGCTGAAGAAGCTGGGGCTCAACAGCACCACCTTCGACCAGCTCGCGCAGGCCGGACCCGAGGCCGGCATGGCTGCGGCGGAAGCGATCCTCGCGGCTGGCCAGACCGGCGTGGGCCAGGTCAACGAGCTGGAGAAGCAGCTCCAGGATGCCGCGGCCAAGGTCGGCAAGACCGCCTCGCAGGTCATGTACGACAACGGCATCCACATGGCTGAGGGTCTGGTCAAGGGCCTGGAGTCGCAGGCCAACAAGATCGAGAAGACGATGCTGAAGATCGCCGACTCGATGGTGAAGGCCATCAAGAAGGCGCTCGGCATCCACTCTCCCTCGCGAGTCGGCAAGAAGCTCGGCTCCTTCTTCGGCCAGGGCGTCGAACTCGGCGTCATCGGCGAGAAGTCCAGCATCGCGAAGGCGGTCGAGGACTCCCTGCTCATCGGCCCCACCTCGAACGCAACCGCGCGCAACGTCGCCTCGGCGGTCGGAAGCGCACTGGGTTCGAGCTCGGCCGGCACGAGCTCTCAGAAGGTTCTCAACTACTACGCGGCCCCCGGCTCCTCGCTCGGCTCCGAAGAGGATCTGTTCGCCGCCGCCAATCGAGCCAGGTTTGGATGGTGATGTAAGTGCCGAAGCTCCTGCTCGTAAGCGGTGCGGACACGATCGACCTCAACGAGATCGACGAGTACGGGATCGGGTTCCAGGCCAAGTCCGGCGTGACTGGCCTGGGCCTGCCCCCGGTCTCGGTCCAGTGGTTGGAGGGCGCCGGAGACGGCGCCACCTTCCGCGGAACGCGAGTCCAGACCAGGGACATCGACCTGCCCATCGAGATCCTGGCGCTCGACCGGACGGACCTCCAGGCGAAGCTCTCCCGGCTGGCCCTTGTGCTGGCCGGGGGGTGCACCCTGGTGCTCCAGAACGGCGACGGCGTCCAGTGGCACACGGACGTGTGGCGCGTCGGAGGTGGCGAGTACACCTACGGCGAGGACTCGGTCGGCGACCGCGAGTTCCAGACGGTCATCACGCTGCGGGCCGGCGACCCGTACTTCACCAGCTCCGTGCAGCAGGTGCGTACGATCTCCGGCGCCGTCTCGGCGACCTCGTTCCTCTCCAGCCTGGCGGCCATCCCGGTCGCCCCCTCGCAGGCGATCGGCTCGATCAACCTCTACAACTCCGGTGACGCTGTGGCGTATCCGGTGTGGGAGGTGCGCGGACCGGGCGACCACTTCACCGCGACGTCCCCCAACGGCGAGGTACTGAAGTGGAACGGCACGCTCGCGGCCGGCGAGAAGCTGATCATCGACACCAAGAAGGGCACGGTGCAAGACGGGACCGGCGCCAACCGGTACGACCTGTTGGACACCGCGCCCCGCTTCTGGACCGTCGAGCCCGGCGAGTCCACCGCTGGCGCCGCCCTGTTGAACACCACCAGCGCATCGCAGATCACCTGCTCCTGGTACCCCCGGAAGTGGATGGTGATCTGAGTGCGCCTGAAGGACATCACCGTTGAGGTGCGTGACAAGACGCTGACGCGTCGGGGCATCATCCGCCCCGAAGAGCTCCAGCTCGAACTCACCGACAACTTCAACAACGTCGGCTCCTGGTCACTGACCCTGGCGTCCGAGCATCCGCTGTGTGACACGCTGCGGACGCCCGGCGCCGGGATCATCGTCACCGGTCCCGACGACGTGCTCCTGTCCGGGCCGATGGTGAAGTCGGAGTTCGCTTCGACCCCCACCGACCCGGACGGCACGGTCCTCTTCGAGGGCGTGTCAGACACGGTCTGTCTTGCAGATGCGCTGGCCTTCCCGCAGCCGTCCAACCCGGACGGCGCCAGTCAGACACAGTCGCATGACGTCCGCTCCGGACGGGTCGAGACCGTCATGCACGCCTACGTCAACGCGAACATCGGGCCGTCCGCTCCGGCAGCTCGACGCAAGACGGGGCTCATCCTCGGTGCGGACGGAGCCCGCGGACCGATCATCAACCAGTCCGCCCGCTTCCCCGTGCTCGGCAACCTGCTGTCCGAGATCGCCCTGCTGGGCAAGCTCGGCTTCCGCGTCGTGCAGCGCGGGGCGAACCTGGTCTTCGAGACCTACGCCATCACCGACCGCACGGCGTTCGTCCGGCTCGACGTCCGCAACGGGACGCTGTCCGGACAGAAGGTCGCCATCTCCCCGCCCGGCGTCACGCGCGCCATCGTCGCGGGCCAGGGCGAGCTCACCGAGCGCCAGTTCATCGAGGTCGACACCGCCGAGTCCATCGCCGCTGAAGCGGACTGGGGCCGGCGCATCGAGCAGTTCATCGACCAGCGCAACACCGACGACTGGGCCGAGCTCCAGCAGGCCGGCGACGAGGCCATGGAGGAGGGCGGGTTCACCGCCATCAACGTCCAGGTCGTACCCATGGAGGACAGCCAGGCCCGCTTCGGCAAGGAGTGGGGACTGGGCGACGACCTCGTCGTCATCGTGGACGACCAGGAGCTGAAGTCCACCGTCACCGGCTACATCATCAAGGCCGACTCCTCCGGCTTCCGCCTCGGCGCCCTCCTCGGTGACGCCACCGGCTTCGACGCCGACGCCGCGCTGAACAAGCGCGTGTCCAACACCGAGACCCGCCTGTCCAACCTGGAGCGCAACTCCTCCGGAGGCGGGGCCAGCTCAGACGACCAGATCATGCGAATCATGGGGGTGTGGTAAGTGGCCAACGCGCCCAAGCGGTTCTCTCGCGGCTCGACCTCGACGACGCGAACCAACGTCTACACAGTGCCGGCGAGCACCACGGCGATCGTCACGAACATCGTCGTGACCAACTCCAGCACCAGTACGGCGACCGTGCTCGTCGAGCTCAACGGGCTGGCGATCATCCCCAACACGCAGATCCCCGGCAACGGCATCTTCACTCTCGACATCACGCAGGTGATGGACGCGGGTAACACGATCCACGTCACCGGCTCGACGACCACCTGCTCGTACTTCATCAGCGGAGTGGAGGTGACGGCCTGATGGGTTTCTCCGTGATCCCGGAGCCCGCCATCTCCGGCTTCACTGGCCCGGCTGGTGCGACTGGCGCCCAGGGCGCACCCGGCGTCATACAGACGGTCAACGGCAAGAGCGCGGCCAGTGTGACACTGACGGCCGCGGACGTGAACGCCCTGCCGAGTTCGGGCAACGCCCAGCTCAGCGGCCAGTACCTGTGGCTGGACACGGCGGCCGGCACCTACCGCGCCTTCGGCTACAAGACCGCGGGTGTCGACCGCTGGCTCATGCAGGTCGACGACCTCGCCGAGGCCGGCGCCAACGCGGGCTCGAACTTCCGCCTGTCCGCGCGCAACGACGACGGCTCCTTCAACAAGACCGTCGTCTACGCTCGGCGAGACAGCGGGCAGATCGCCTTCCTGACCACCACCCTGCACGGTTCCGCCACTGCGACAGTCGCTGGCTCCATCGGCCTGCGAGACACGGGCACCGACCCTGCTACCACCACGGGTGGCGTCTTCCTCTACTCGAAGAACGGCCTGCCCTACATCAAGCAGGGTGACGGCACCGTCTTCCAGGTCGGAGCTGGCGGCGGTACGGGCGGGGCGGTCAACTCCGTCAACGGCCTGACCGGCGACGTGGTCCTCGACGCGAGCAGCGTGGGCGCCGTCCCCGCGGCCGGAGGCCAGCCGACCTTCGACAACTTCATGGTCATCAACGCCACGGCTGACACCAACTACGGCATCGTCGCCATGCGCAAGCTGAACAAGAAGCGCTGGTCGTTCATGGTGTCCGGCTCCTCGGAGACCGGCTCGGACGCCGGCTCGAACTTCCTGCTCCAGTCCTACACGGACGCGGAGGCGGACAAGACCGCGCACCTGTACGCCGACCGGGCCTCCGGCTCGACGACGATCGGCTCGACGCAGGTCATGAACGGCGCCCGCCTGGCCGTGCAGGGCGGCGCCTTCGGCATCGTGGACCAGGCGGCCGACCCGACGTCCTCCTCGCTCGGCGCGCACTTCTACTCCAAGGCCGGCAGGCCGTACATGAAGCGCAGCTCGGCCGCGACGGGCGGCGCCGCCTCTTCGGTGTTCGAGGTGCAGCCGCGCCCCTCGGAGTTCCTGCCGGAAGACCTGGGCCTGGCGGCCTGGACGTCGGACCCGATGGACTGCCTGTCGACCGGCGCCTTCACGGGCGTCACGAACGCCCGAGTCTCCGCGGTCTACCTGCGCGAGCCGAAGACCGTCACGAAGATCGTGTGGCACTTCACCGGCTACGCGGGCGGCCTGCTCGCCGGCTCCTGGGCCGCGGTCTACAACTCCTCCGGTACGCGGGTTGGGTTCAACGACTCGATCCACACCGGAACGAACGAGCCCGCGGAGCAGCACGGCCTCGGAGGCGGCGCGTCGTCGGTGCCGATCACCAGCACCACGCTGGCGGCCGGCCTGTATTACATCGTCTGGCGCTTCAACTACACGACCTCGCCTGCCGACGGTCCGATGTGTCTCCAGTACGAGAACAGCGCGGGCGGCCCGCCCAACGTCTTCGGCCTCAACAGCGTCGTCCGCTTCGGCGTGCTCGACGCCACGAGCCAGGCCACCTCGTACACGTCCCTGACCGTCGCGAACATCCAGCGCGGAGGCAACCGCTTCTGGGCCGCACTCGCGTAAGGAGGTACTGGTGGGAGCTTCCCTCTACCCACCCCCGAAGGAGACGACGACGGTCGTGACGTCGGGCTTCACACCAACGTCCGGCTTCACGGTGAACAACTTCGAGGCGCGCAAGGTCAACGGCGTCTGCTCGTTCGGCCTCGACCTGGCCGTGGTCAACACCATCAGCGCAGGCTCGCAGCCCTGGAACCTGCCGGACACCGTCATCGGCACACTGCCCGCTGGCTTCACCCCGCCCCGGACGTACGCCGCGATCTACGGCACCGGCTACGCGGACGGCGAGGCCGACGTCACGGCGGCCGGAACGATCACGCTGCGCAGCACGAACTCGTTCGACCTCACAGCCGGGCACACCGTGCGGATCTCCGGTGCCTGGGTGATGTAACACCCCCTTCCCACTTCCGACCCCTCGCGCCTGCTGGCTCGGGGGGTCTTCGCATTCCCCAAGGAGGCCCCCCGAGTGGCGATCACGTCCTACCCCTTCGATGCGCAGTCGATCACCGAGACCGACTACTCCCGACTCTTCCGGGAGTTCCAGTCGACCGGTGTCGCTGACGGTGTCGGCGGTACCTCGCTCTACACCTACGCCGATGGCACCGGCATGACCGTGAAGGTCAACTCCGGCTTCGCGATCGTCCGCGGCCATGCCCTCTACTCGACGGCGACCGAGACGGTGACGATCCCCGCGGCGAACACCAGCTCCCGCGTGGACCGCGTGGTCCTGCGCCTGGACCCGGCCGCGAACTCCATCACCATCGCGGTCAAGCAGGGCACGGCCGGCTCGGCGACTCCGCCCGCCCTGACCCAGACCGACACGGGCACCTACGAGTTCCCGCTCGCCAAGGTCACGGTCGGAGCCAACGTCACCTCGATCTCCGCCGCGTCCGTGCAGGGCGAGCGGAAGTTCCTCGGCAACACCGTCGGCGGCTGGACCACCGACACCCGCCCCGACTCCCCGCGCATCGGCCGGCTCGGCTTCAACCAGTCGACGAGCACCTGGGAGTTCTGGAACGGCACGGCCTGGACCTCGCTGGTCGCGGCCGTCGACTGGAACAGCCTGAGCAACAAGCCCAGCACCTTCACCCCGGCCACCCACTCGCACGCCTACGCCGACATCACCAGCAAGCCGACCACCTTCCCTCCGTCCACGCACAGCCACGACTGGGACGACGTCACCGGCAAGCCGACCACGTTCGCGCCGTCGACTCACTCGCACACCTGGTCCTCGGTCACCTCGAAGCCGACCACCTTCCCTCCGAGCTCGCACTCCCACTCCCAGTACCTGGAGTCCGGGGACACGATCTCCTGGGCGAACGGCTCGAAGAAGCCGTACTCCAACACGGCGACGGACGGCACCTGGTACGCGGTGTGGGTCGAGGGCTCCGGCACCTTCTGCCGCAACACCTCGGCGCGGAAGTTCAAGGAGAACATCCAGGACTTCGAGATCGACCCGGACACCGTCCTGAAGATGCGGCCGGTCATCTACGACCGCAAGGACCAGGTCGACGAGGAGACCGGCGAGCTCCGTCCGGGGCGCAAGGGCGAGGTCGGCCTGATCGCTGACGAGGCCCACGACCTCGGGCTGAACTGGATCGTCCAGTACCTCGACGGCGAGATCGACGCCCTGCGCTACGACCTCCTGGGCGTCGCCCTGCTCCCGGTAGTGCAGCGCCAGGCCAAGCAGATCGAGGATCTGGAAGCGCGCCTGGCCCGCCTGGAGGCCAAGCTCTCGTGACCTCCATGGCCATGGACCCCAGTGTGCAAGTGGCCCTCGTGACGGCGGGCGGCACCGTGTGTGTCGCCCTCGTCGGCGTCATGGTCGAGCTCCTTCGCCGCCAGGCCGGCGCCCTCAACGAGGTGCGCGAGCACGCGCAGGAAGCCCGTGACCAGGTCGCCAACACGCACACCACCAACCTGCGCGACGACATCGACTCCCTGATGCACCGGCTCGACCGCGTCATCGACGCCCAGGAGACGCACGGCCGCGAGCTGACCGCGCTCCGAGAGGACATCGCCCACGAACGCCGCGAGCGCCTTGCCGTGGCGGAACGACTCGACGACCACATGGCCGCGAACGCGGCCTGAGAGAAGGAGGCAAGACTTCATGGCTACCCCCATGACCGCCCAGCAGTTCGTTGACGCCCTCAAGAAGGAGGGCCTGACCGTCTCGGAGAAGTTCTCCGGCTGGCGCACGCACGAGCGCGACGACGAGACCGGCCGCATCTTCGGCCCCGTCAACGGCGTCGTGATCCACCACACCGCGGGTCGCGACTCGCTGAGCCTCTGCTACAACGGCACCTCCGCCCTGCCCGGCCCGCTGTGCCACACCCACCTGGGCAAGACCGGCGTCGCGACGATGATCTCGGCCGGCCGCGCCAACCACGCGGGCGGCTTCACGCAGAACGCCCACGATGCCGTGGTCAACGAGTCGACCAGCCACCCCCGCCCCTCGGGCGCTGAGGTCGTGGACGGCAACGACCACTACTACGGCATCGAGATCGAGAACCTGGGCGACGGGAAGGACTTCTACCCGCAGGCCCAGTACGACGCCGCGGTGAAGTGGGCCGCCGCGATCTGCCGCTTCCACGGCTGGACCGCTCAGTCGGTCATCGGCCACAAGGAGGGGACGACCCGCAAGATCGACCCGAAGGGTCCGGTCGGCAAGGCGGGCGGCCCGATGTGGGACATGGACCAGTTCCGCAAGGACGTCCAGGCCCGCCTGAACAAGGACGTGAGCAAGCCGGCGACCCCGGCCCCCGCGAAGCCTGCGCCCAAGCCGGCCCCGAAGCCGGCCTCGAAGATCGTGGCCCTGAAGGACGGCGTCAGGCCGGGTGCCACGCACTCCCAGGTCAGCGACCTCCAGCGGTTCCTGATCAAGGCGGGCTACGGCCCGATCAAGGGTGCGTACACCGACTACTACGGGCCGGAGACCCAGAAGGCGGTCGCCCGGTTCCACAACAAGAACCCCCACCTGCGCACGGCAGGGAAGTCGTACGACCCGGCAATCGGGAAGTCCGGCTTCAAGGAGCTCCAGAAGGAGGCAGGCATCAAGTGAGCAAGCACGCCAAGGTGAGCCGGAAGGGTCTCGCGCGTATCGCCGGGGCACTGCCCACCCAGTACAAGAGCAAGGCCGGGCTCGTCGCATCCGCGGCGGGTGTGATACTGTCCCTGGCCGTCTACTTCCAGGGTGACTACCCGCAGGTCGCCCTCGCGATCCAGGCGCTGACCGCCCTGGGCTTCGTCGAGCAGACCGACTCCGAGTAAGAGAGAGCCCCCGCTGGCCCTGTGGCTGGCGGGGGCTCTTCTGTCGTCTCAGCCCTGCTTCATCTTCTCGATCTCTTCGAGGGTCACGACCTTGGGTCGGCGCCGGGCCGGCACCTTCGCGGGGGCCTTCTTCTCTGTGGTCTTCTTGGCAGCCGCCTTCTTGGCGGGCGCCTTCTTTGGCGCCGCGGCCTGGGGTTCCGGCTCCGGCTCGGCCTCCTCCTCGCCGAGCTCCGCCTCCTCCAGCCACTCCTCGAAGGGCTCGGCGTGCTCCGCGCACAAGTCCTTCGAGATGCTGCGGCCGTCGCTGGCTGAGATGGTGTAGGTCTTCGCCGGCCACTGCTCGCAGATGTCGCAAGCCGTGACATCGGTCGTGACCTGGAGCTTCATGAAACTGTCCCTCCGTAGTGTGTGTGATGTCCACAATACCTGTGCAAGCTTGACCATGCCGCGCTACTGTGGAAGTGTTACACGCCGTCAAGATCGTCGGAGACAGGAGGCACATGGGCGCACGCAAGATCCAGAACGAGCAGGAGGTGATCCGCTGGTTCGAGGAGGGGCGCACGTACCAGTGGATGATCGAAGAGTACAAACGCAAATACGGCATCGATACCGTCCCCTCGATGTGGGGGAACTTCCGGCGACGGAAGGGTCTCGATCGGCGGATCGTACGGAATGACGACCTCATCCCGTGGTTCGTGAAGGACGAGCATCGCTGGGCTTACCCGCTCCGGATGCTCCGCACGGCGGCTCGGGCCAAGGAGGGCAAGAAGCCCCTGACCGAGGAAGATCAGTACCGCCTCACCAACTGGCTGAAGATGCTCAAGGACGAGCAGGTGGTCGTGCACTACGACCCCGACACCGAGGACGGGTTCTTCTACGTCCCTCGCGAGGAGGGTGATGGTGACGACGTACTCATCCACCAGCCGAAGCAGAAAACGACCCCCCGTCCCAACGCGGACAACAAGTAGTGCAGGCTTGACCGAGCCCCCCGCAGTGCAAGTGCGGGGGGCTTCGGCATGTCCAAGCGTATGCAAAGTATGTGAAGGGTCAAATTTTCTGTTCTTTGAGTACAACCATCTTCACGCCTACGGAGTCGTAGCTTCCGGAACGTGGAGTTCCGGTGAAGACGGGGTTGACATGGTGATCGTGCACCATGCATGATGTTTCTCGCCAGGAACACTTGCACACCTGAAGGAGGCGGTAGATGGCTCACCGACTGGGGGACGGCCCTTCGCAAGCGAGTGGTGGATGGATGGGGCAGTACACCTCCCCCGACGGGCTGATCAAGCTCGTCGTGAACGAGGAGGAGTACGACTGGCACATCGACGCCAAGGAGGGCTACAGCGCCGGCCTCATGAGGTCGGTGCTCCTGATGGCCAGGCAGCACGGCCTTGAGCTGCTGGACGAAGAAGAGGGGGAAGCAGAGATCATCGACGAAGAGACCATGCGCATCTACCTGTGCCCGAGGCCGGCGAGCACGCCGGAACTGCGGGTGGTCGCGTGACACTCAACCTGATGGAGATCCCGCAGCAGGCCAAGCCGCTGCACCCGAACCTGTCGGTACCGCGCGACGGCTGGGGCCGGCCTCTCGTTGTCCCCCGCGGCGGCGGCAAGCCGAAGGGCCACACCCGCACCACCACGTTCATCGACTGCATCGAGGACAAGTCGAACCTCATCGACTGGCAGTGCCGCAACGTCCTGATCGGCGCCTCGAAGCGGGCCGACCTACTGGACAAGACGCGGGAGCTGGACCCCGAGGTCGACAAGAAGAAGCTGAACGAGCTGGCCGAGCAGGCGAAGGATGCGGCCGGCGCGAACGAGAAGTCGCGCAAGGGCACCTACCTGCACGATCTCTCGGAGTACGTCGACCGCGGTGAGCCCCTGCCCAAGAACATCTCGGGTCAGGATCTCGACGACATGGCGGCGTACATGATGGCGACCGCACCGCTGAAGGTGATCGCCGTCGAGCAGTTCGTCATCGTGCCCGAGCTGTCCGTGGGCGGCACGTTCGACCGGCTCTCGTACTACGAGGGGCCCGGCCCGGACGGCAAGCCGATCTCGGGCAACTTCATCACGGACACCAAGACCGGCTCGATCGAGTACGGCAAGCTGAAGATGGCATCGCAGCTCGCGGTGTACTCGCGCGGCGTGCTGTACGACCACACGCTCTTCCCCGTGAACGCGGACGACAAGGCCGCGATCAAGGAGTGGAAGAAGCAGGAGTACACCGCCGAACAGGCCGAGCAGGCTTACTCGCCGCTGCCTCCCGTGAACCAGGACTGGGGCATCATCGTCCACCTGCCGCAGGGCGAGGGGGAATGCAAGCTGTACTGGGCCGACCTGAACATCGGGTGGGCGCTGGCGCAGCTCGCGCTGACCATCCGCGGGGCACGCTCGACGAAGGGCGCACTCAAGCCGTTCGTGAGCCAGGTCACACAAGACCAGGTTGCACAGACAGCCTGAAGTGTGTAAGCTGACCAAAGGTCGAGGGGGAAACCCCCGAGACACCAAGCGCCACTTGCACACCAGCCGGGAAAACGGTACGGTCTGCAAGGACAGCGAGAGAGAGGGGAACGAAACACAGTGAGCGAACTGAGCGTCACGATCAAGTACGACAAGGGGCACGACGCCACCTGGGCGGTCTTCCGAGGGACGCCGGGCGAGATCAGGGCCGACGTCATGGAGTTCTTCGGCATGGACCCGGCCACGCAGGTCGGCCTCAGCCTGAGCAGCATCGTGACGAACGCGACCCAGATCGCCCACGGCAAGGGGCTGATCGCTACCGCGCTGGGCGCGACGGTCGTCGAGGAGACGAGCGAGCCGGTCAAGCCTCCGGCTGACGACCCGTGGGCGGCGGCTTCGGCTGCGCAGTCCTCCGGACCTTGGCCCGGAAGTGCAAGTGTCCCTGAAAAGGCGGAGGACAAGAACGCCTACATCCTCGGGGAGATCGAGAAGCAGACCACCCGCGACGGGCTGAAGAAGCTCTGGGCGGCGAACCAGTCCTTCTTCGCGGACGCGGCCGTCATGGACGCGTGGAAGGCCAAGGGCAAGTCCCTGCCCGCGTAAGCGGGACCGCAGCACCTCAACCGAATCACACCGTAACTGCCGCGTAGGCAACGAACGAAGGAGATCAACACAGTGGCTCTCAACCTCATCGACATCCCGGTCCAGGGCGGCGGCTGGTTCAAGCCGAAGGACAACATCAACGCGGTGGCCATCCTCCTGGAGGTCCACCAGTTCGAGCGTCAGCGCCCCACCCCGAACGGCCCGAAGGACTCCGTCCTCGCGGACGTCACCATCTTCCAGGACGGCGGCTCCCTCCAGGCCGGCACCCCGCAGGTGACCAAGGGCCAGAGGATCGAGCAGACCATCCTCGCCCGCGACCTGGAGACCATCGTCGGCGGCGCCACGATCGTGCGCCTGGAGCAGGTTCCCCCGAAGAAGCCCGGCGCGCACCCGGCCTGGGTCTGGCGTCCGGTGACCGACGCGTCCGTCCGCAACGCGGTCGTCGCGTACGCCGAGAAGCGCGAGAAGGACGCGGAGGCGGCTGTGGCCGACGCTCCCGACTTCGACTGACCTGACTGTGTAAGTGTCCCGACGGATGGAAGGAGGTCGGTGAGCCCGCACCTGCGGGCGGAAGGGAGGGACGGTGTTCGTACGCCCGTCCCGCGACGAGTGGGGCCTCGGCATCGCTGAGGCTGTAGCCACCATCGCGGACTGTACTCGCGCCCAGGTGGGCGCCATCATCGTGGCCAAGCGAGGCCACTCGGTTCTGGGGCTCGGCTACAACGGCCTGCCCCGCGGAGTCCCCGGCTGCGGGACTGCGGGCAACTGCCCGCGAGGGCTGCTCTCCACCGAGGAGTGCGCCCGAGACAGCGACTACTCCAACTGCGCCGCCGATCATGCGGAGCGCAACGCGATTCGAGACGCGCTCGAAGTCAAGGGCATCCACCCCGACGAGCTCATGGACTCGACGCTGTACGTCACGCGCAAGCCGTGTCCTGCTTGCACCACCCTGATCGGTTCCGTCGGTATCGGGCGCGTCGTCGTTCGAGGAGAGGAGGACAGTAAGTGCTCACCCCTGGAAGGTCCCTGGCGCTCCATGCTGCAAGCGGCCGTGAACTCCCGCGCGTAGAGGCGTTCGACGACCTGTACGCCATGGGCGTGAGGCCCCGGCACGGCGAGGTCATCATGGTCGCCGGCCGCTCCGGCACGCAGAAGTCGGGCTTCGCCCTGTTCTGGGTGGCCCAGATGAACCTGCCGTCGCTGTACTTCTCCGCGGACATGAGCGCCTTCACGGCGAGCTCGCGCCTTGCCTCCATGGCCACCATGGACACGACCGAGATGGTCGAGGCCGGCATGGCGGAGGGCGGCAAGTACAGGCAGGCGTACATCGACGCGCTGGCCAGCTCGAACATCACCTTCTCCTTCGGCTCCCCCATCACCTGGCGGGCGGTCGACGAGGAGCTGGAGGCGTACGTCGAGCTGTGGGACCGGTACCCCGAGGTGATCGTCTTCGACAACCTGATGGACTTCGAGGGCGCCGAGTCGGACTACACCGAGCAGATGGCCGTGATGCAGGGCTGCACCGAGCTGGCCCGCCACACGGGCGCGACCGTCATCATCCTGCACCACGCGAGCGACAAGAACTGGGAAGCCAAGACGAACCCCTGGGCTCCCCCGTCCCGCGACCAGGTCAAGGGCGGCCTGTCCGAGAAGCCCGAGCTCTCGCTCTCTGTGGCTCTGGACCCCACCTCGCTCGCCTACAACGTGGCCTGCATCAAGCAGCGCATGGGCCCGTGTGACCCGACGGCCGGCCGGTACGCGACGATGATCTGCCAGCCGGAGTACACCCGGTTCAAGAAGGCGGAGAAGCGCGAGATCGTCCAGGCCGCGAAGGCGCAGCCGGCCGAGGAGTGGAGCCCGACGAAGGTGGCCCTGTCTCTCGGGTCGTAAGTGTGATACTGTTCCAGAACTTGCCGGGCGCCGAGCCCGGCTTTCTTTGAAGGGGGTGTGCAAGTTGTCCAACAGCGTAGCTGCACGGAACCGGCGCAACAAGCGCAAGGGCTCGGAGTGGGAGTCGGACCTGCGCGACGGGCTGCGAGGCGAGGGCTTCGACGTCGAGTCCCTGCGCCTGGCCGGCAAGGAGGACGAGGGCGACCTGGTCGTCCGCGAGGGCGACGGCAAGTACCTGGTGATCGAGGCGAAGAACGCCAAGTTCGAGCCCGGCGTCTTCCTCGGCGAGGCGATCGTCGAGCGCGAGAACTTCGCCAAGCACCGCGGCCTGGACCTCGAAGACGTCGAGTCGATCGTCGTGGTCAAGAGGCGCGGGAAGAACTGGCGCAAGGCGTTCGTGCTCACCACGGTCGAGGACTACCTCGGGCTGGACCCGCAGTGATCCGGTTCATGGGCTGGGAGATGACCCAGGCCGAGCGCGACCAGGTCTACGACGAGATGGAGTCGTTCTTCGCCTACAACGAGGACCCGGACTCCGACCTGGAGCTGATCCTCGCCGTCGAGAAGGCGTACGAGGTGACGCACCCGTGAGGTTCCACCGCATCGACAACGACCACTCGGGCGGGACGGACAGCAAGCCCACGCTGGACGCGGTGATGCACCACTTCGACGTCGACTTCAACGACCAGCGCAACACCGGCATGGCGAAGTGCCCGCTCCACGAGGACAACACCCCCTCGATGTCCTACCGCCTCGACGAGGGCCTGTGGAACTGCCACTCCTGCGGCAAGGGCGGGGACAGCTTCACGATGATCCAGGAGTACCACGCCGAACAGCTCCGCAAGGAGCTCGACTTCGTGGGGGCCAAGGCGTACGCCAAGGAGCACGGCCTCGAAGAGGGAGCGGTCGCCAAGAGCGACGGCTACACCAGCCGCTACGGAGGCGGCCACCGGGCGGCAAGCAAGAAGCCCGGCAAGAAGACAGGCAGCGGCTACGTGCCGGCCTGGAAGAGGAAGTAAGGAGGAGATCCAGCTTGGCCGAGCACGAACCGCTCACGCCGCTCTCGACGTCCCAGAAGGAGATGCTGGAGGAGGCGGTCGCCACCTACCAGGCCCACCTCACGGCCGACACCGCGGCCTACCTGATGTCGCGAGGGATCGGGCGGGACGAGGCCCTGGCCTTCCGGCTCGGGATCGTCGCCGACCCGGCGCCGGGCCACGAGAAGTACCGCGGGATGCTCGCCATCCCCTACCTCGGACGAGACGGGCAGCCGCTCACCGTGCGCTTCCGCTGCCTGATCGAGCACAACCACCGCGACTACTTCCACGGCAAGTACAACACCATCAAGGACGACATCCCCCGCATGTTCGGCGTCGGGGCCGTCCACCGAGCAGGCGAAGAGATCCACGTCACCGAGGGCGAGCTCGACGCCATCATCCTGAACAAGATCGGACTGCCGGCTGTCGCCATCCCCGGCGCCAACATGTGGTTCGGCCGGCACCGACGGATGCTCGCCGGCTTCAACCGCGTGTGGACCTGGGCCGATCCGGACGACGCGGGAGCCGAGCTCACCGGCAAGATCACCCGAGCCCTGCGCTCCGCGAAGGCGGTGCGACTGCGGGCCGACGTGACCGACACCTACATGGAGCACGGGGCGGAGTACCTGCTCTCCCTCGTGCAGAAGAAGGAGGACTGACAGTGGCAGAGACCGAGACGGTCGCGACCGAGCAGGCGGCGAAGAAGGGTGGCCGGAAGCCGGACCCGCTGACGCGAGCCATCGCCGACATGAAGGAGGCGGGCAAGCACCTCGGCGACTACCAGGTGAAGGACGTGCCCGAGGCGCGAGCCCTCCTGCACGACCAGCGCGCAGCCGCCTGGGGCCGGACCTACGCCGACCAGGGCGTGTTCGATGCCCTGCTCCTGTCGCTCGCCTTCGAGGCCCTGGCCGGCCTCAACCCGGCAGAGCAGCGGTACGCGTTGCTCCAGCTCTCCGCCGTCGCCCTGGGCAGGGCCGCCGAGCTGGACGGCCGCGCATGAACGAGGACGAGTTCGAGCTGCCGGAAGGGGTCGAGGTCACCGACGTGACGCAGCTCGTCGACCACTTCAGCAACGTGAAGCGGGCCGCCTCCATCGTGGGCGACCTGCGCAAGGCCCTTCGCGAAGAGGGCTTCTGCAAGGTGGAGACGTTCGAGCTGGTCCAGATGTACTGGGCCTCCGAGCTCGGAGCGTTCGACTGAGCCCCCTGCCCGGCAGGCCCGGCCCCACGCTGGAAGGCATCTACGAGGCGATGACCGAGGACGAGCGCGAGGCGTTCCGCCCGGTCCTCCTCGGGCCCAGCCCGGCCGACTGGCTGGCAGACCTGCTCCGCACCAACGGACACGACGTGTCCGCATCCACGATCCGTACGTACAGGCGCTCACTGCGCAGAGAGGGGGTGGCCAGTGTCTGAACTGACCGAGGCGCTGCTCGCCAAGCCGACTGCTCCAGCGGTCGCCGGCCGGAAGACCGACCCCGAGAAGGACTTCACCCGCCAGATCGAGATCAAGGGGGACGAGGCCGACGTCACCGTACGGGGCGAGACCTTCGAGGCCAACGAGGGCGCGGCGGCCGACGTGCTGCGCGGCCAGGGCCTCGACCCCACCGAGTGGACCGTCACCGGCCTGCGCTCCTCGGAGTGGACGATGGCGAACGGAGACACGGGCGTGTCGACCCGCTTCACTTTCGCCCGCAAGTGTGCAACTGTCCCCGAGAGTGGGCGGCCTCCGATCGACGAGCTCCTGGCCGCGATCGACAGCACGCCGCCCGACCCCGTGACCATGTTCGTCCGGGACGGCGAGGAGTACACCTTCATCGTCGCCCTCGGGGACATGCAGTTCGGCAAGGTCGACGGTGACGGAGCGGCCGGCACCCTGGAGCGGACGATCGCCTGCCTCAACGCGGCGGCCGACCGGCTCGCCGAGTACCGGCTCCGCTTCAACATCCGCCACGTCCACATCGCCTGGCTCGGTGACCACGTCGAGGGGTTCGTCTCGCAGGGCGGGGCCAACTCGTGGCGGACCCAGCTCACGCTGAACGAGCAGATCCGCCTGACCCGCCGAGTGATGCTCCACGCGCTGCTCGTCTTCGCGCCGATGTGCAGTCGGCTCACGATGGTGGCGGTGCCGGGCAACCACGGTGAGGCGGTCCGGATCAACGGCAAGGGCGTGACCCGGTACGACGACAGCCACGACACCGAGTCCCTGATCGCCGTCAACGACGCCGCGGACCTCAACCCCGCCCGGTTCGGCCACGTCGAGTTCTTCGTCCCGGACACGGACGAGCTGACGGTCGTCGTCGAGTGCTCGGGCACGGTCGTCGCCCACGCCCACGGCCACCAGTTCAGGCCCGGCAAGCACTTCGAGTGGTGGAAGGGCCAGGCGTTCGGGCGCAGCTCGGCCATGCACCAGGCGGACGTCCTGCTCGCCGGCCACCTGCACCACGAGTTCATCGAGGCGGACGGACCGCGGACCTTCGTCCAGGTCCCGTCCATGGAGAGCGAGTCGACGTGGTTCCGGCACGCCAAGGGCGCGGAGGGCGCCCCCGGACTGATCGTCGCCGTAACGAGAGAGGGCCGAGTGCCCGTGAAGGAGGTAGTGAACGCGTGACCATCGAGATCACCGACCTGGAGGTGGCCGACTACGAGCACGCCGAGCAGGCGCAGGTCGACTGGACCATCCTGGACCTGAAGCCCGTCACCGACGCGGCCCGGAGCGCGGCCTACGCCTTGGCCCGCGACTACGAGGGGGTGGTCGAGCGCGAGGACATGGAGCAGGAGCTCCTGATCGCCTTCGCGCTCAGGCCCAGGATGGTCCGCGAGGTCATCGCCGAGGCCAACAACCCTGCCGGAGTCCTGAACTTCCGCGGGTACCGCATCCTGCGGGACCTGTTCAAGACGAAGGCCACGCACCACCGCAAGCAGGTCTCCTTCGAGGCGAACGCCGAAGCCCTCGGCGGCGCCGCGTGAGCTGCTACAACCGAGCCCTCGTCGAGCACATCCTCCCGGCCGTATGGGACGCGGAGGCGGCATACGGCCTGAAGGCCGAGCTCGTCCCCGACGCGGACATGCCGCGCGGCCACAAGGACCCGAAGAAGGGCAGCCCGCTCTTCGCCCACATCGCCGACATCAAGCAGGCGTGGAAGCGCACGGACCTCACCACGGTCGAGCGGCAGTCGATCGTCCTGCGCTACGGCCTGGACTACGGCTACGAGGAGATCGCCGACGCGCGGGGCGTGCGCAAGCAGTCCGCCCAGGAGGCCACCGAGCGGGCCGTCGGCAAGGTCACGGCCTGGCTGAACGGCGACAAGTACATCGACGGCTACGACCAGTTGGAGGTAGAAGAGTGAGCGAGGAAGTACCCGAGCAGCCGATCGAGTCGGAGCCCGAGCCGGTCATCGAACCCGAGCCGGAGCCCCCGGTCGTCGAGCCGGACCCGGCCACCGAGCCGGCACCCGAGCCGCCCCCTGCGGTCGAGCCCCCGGCCGCCATGCGGGACTACAACATGGAGTTCTGGGACGACGAGCGCCTGCTGTACTTCTGGCGCGACGCGGGCCAGGACGGGGCCATCTACTCCCGCCCGTTCAACGAGGAGGAGCTGGCCGGCATCGCCAAGCGCCAGGCCCTCGACGGGCTGCGAGTGCAGGCGGAGGCCGCGATCCCCTACCTCGACGAGCGGATCGACGCGAGCCTGGCCTACCTCGCCAACCCCGCACCGACCGCCGAGCAGACCGCGGCGCAGATCAAGGTGCTGGCCGACCTCGCCGCGTACAGCGCAGGCACCCTGAAGCGGGTGATCGTCGTGCTCGGCGAACTCACCGGCCGACCCGTGTAAGTGTTCCAGGCGGCAGTCCTTCGGGGCTGCCGCCTTGAGGCAGTGAGAGACACCGACTTTGAGGAGGACCCACCCCGTGACTGACACCTTCGACGTTCCCTTCGGCCCGACCGGCGAGCTCGTCTACAACCGCACCTACTCCCGGACCCTGGCCGACGGCTCGAAGGAGCAGTGGCCCGACACCGTCCGCCGCGTCGCCCGCGGCAACCTCGCCCTCGTCCACGGCCCCGACATGGGCGCCTGGAGCGACGACGTGAAGGCCGAGTACGACGAACTCGTCCAGTTCATGGACGTGTTCGCCATCATCCCCGCAGGCCGGCACCTGTGGGCGACCGGCGTCAAGGGACGCCAGTACCTGTTCAACTGCCACGTCGCCCCCTGGGGCGAGAAGCTGTCCCGGCACTTCGAGTTCACCTTCATGCGCCTGATGGAGGGCGGCGGGGTCGGCGGCAACTACAGCTCGAAGTACCTCGCCCCGTACGGCGCCCCGCGCCGCGAGCTCGAAGTCCACGTCGTGTGCGACCCGATGCACCAGGACTACGAGGAGATGACGGCCGCGGGCCGGCTCTCCACCGAGTACGACTCGGACTGGGCCGGCGCCTTCGAGGTCGAGGACTCCCGCGAGGGCTGGGCTGACGCCCTGGTCGACCTCATCGACACCTACATGACGGACGACGAGGTCAAGCACAAGCAGCGCGTCTACGACGTGTCACGCGTGCGCTGCAAGGGCAGCCGGCTGAAGACGTTCGGAGGCACCGCGAGCGGCCCCGGCCCCTTCGCCCGGATGCTCCAGGAGGTCGCCGCCGTACTGAACCGAGCCTTCGCCGAGTGCCTGCCGCCCGTCCTGACCTGGAGCGGTAGCGAGGTCGCCCCCTGGGGCCCGTACGAGGTCGAGGCCCGAGACGGCGCCGTCTACTACGAGGGCACCGACGAGCTGGTCCCGTACTTCCAGCGACGCACCCACCTGACCCCCGTCGAGGCCATGGAGATCGACCACGCCATCGCCGAGTGCGTGGTGTCGGGCGGCGTCCGCCGCTCCGCCCGCATGGCGATCTGCAAGTGGGACGACCCCTTCATCGACGCCTTCCTCGACTGCAAGAAGGACGGCTCGAAGCACTGGACCACGAACATCTCGGTCGAGATCGACAACTCCTTCGTCAACGCACTCGGCAGCCCCGACGCCGCCCTCTTCCTGGAGGCGCAGCGGGTCCACTCCCGCGTGGTCGAGGGGATGCTCCTGAACGGGGAGCCCGGCTACTGGAACTCCAGCCTGTCGAACGAGGGCGAGGTCGGCGAGGTCATCGCGACGAACCCCTGCGGCGAGATCGCGCTGGAGCCCACCGAGAACTGCAACCTGGGCCACGTCAACCTCGACTACTTCGCGCCCAGGGTCAAGGGCGGAAGCGTCAACCTGGCCGGCCTGCACCGGGCGCACGAGCTGATGACCCGCTTCCTCATACGGGCCACCTTCGGCGACGTGACGGACGCGGAGCAGGCGGCCAAGCTGGCAGCCAACCGGCGCATCGGCGTCGGTCACCTCGGCGTGCAGGGCTTCCTTGTCAAGCAGGGCATCCGTTACTCGGACGCCCCGTACAGCTACGCGTTCCGCAACCTGCTCAACGACCTGTACGACACGGTCCGCGAGGAGGCCCGCGAGTACGCCTTCTACCTCCGCGTGCCGGAGCCCGTGAAGGTGGCGACCGTGGCGCCGACCGGCTCGATCGCGAAGCTGCCCGGCGTGAGCGAGGGCATCCACACCATCTACGCCCGCTTCTTCAACCGCCGAGTCCGCTTCTCCATGGTCGACCCGGCCCAGGTGAAGACGGTCGAGGAGGCCATCGCTCAGGGCCTGCTCGTCGAGAAGTGCATCTACGACCAGTCCGGCAACACGATGGTCGTGGCCTACCCGACCAAGGACAAGCTCGTCGACGAGGTCGAGCGCATGGGCCTGGACCCGGCGATCGTCGAGTCCGCGGACGAGGTGAGCCTGACCAACATGCTCGCCTTCCAGGCCATGTACCAGCAGGAGTGGGCGGACAACGCCGTGTCCTACACGGTCAACTTCCCCGAGGGCAGCCTGACCCAGGCGGAGGCGATGCGAGTGATCGCTTCCTTCCTGCCGGAGCTGAAGGGCACGACCCTGATGCCGGACGGCACCCGCCCGCAGGCCCCGTACGAGCGCCTGACCGCGGAGCAGTTCGCCGAGTACGAGGTCACCTCGGTCGACGACAGCTTCGACGAGAACTGCGCGAACGGCGCCTGTCCCGTGCGGTGACAGCATGACGAAGACCCCCTGGCCTCACGGCTGGGGGGTCTTTCGTCGTTTGGAGACCCCGCCCAAGCACCACGGGGGAACGGGGCTCGGGCGGGGTCGGTCTCAGTCGTTCATGAACGTGCGCCAGGGGCGCGTGATGATCTCGCGGTAGCTGTGGTGCGACGGGTTTCGCCCGGAGTGCTCCAGGACCCACGTCTGCGGAGGCTCCCACGATCCGCTCGCGTCGGACCGGTCACCGCAGACGGCGCACTCCATCGCGTGAGTCACCGCCTCCGCGTCCGGCTCCCGGTCGGGTATGAGCGACCACTTCTTGTGCGCGATCACCGTGTGCGGGCCGCTCACAGGCCCGACTTCGTCGCGTCGTTGCGCGCCGCCAGGTGCAGGCTCAGCCTCTCGCGCGACGTGAGGGCTCGCAGCCTCGTGGCGTCCCATTCCTTGCCTCCGCTGACCGCTCGAAGCTGGACGCGGTCCGCACCGTGATGCCCCATGACGACGCCGGGCACGTCCCTGGCGATGTCCCACACTACGGAGTGGAGCGCGCAGTCCCTCGGCGCCAACGTCGCTTCGTCTCTGTCCGTCGTAGCCATGATCCAACGGTATGAGCGCCGACCGTGCCTGCCCAGACACGTAGCGTGGTAGTTGTCTGACTGATCGCCAACTACTACCACGGGGCGTGGTAGTTACCCCGCGACGCCCAGGTGAACGGCCATGTCCCGCATGTCCTGAGTCAGCGTCCGCTTCCGGTGGCTCAGGATGTCCCGCATGACGTGACGGGCCATCGCCTGGTGCCTCAGCCACTCCGGAGCCTCGGTCTTGACCCCGGTCAGCTCGTCCATCGCGTCCTGGTGCGATCCAAGGATGACGTGAGCCTTCGCGACGTCCAGTCGATGCCTCGACCAGTTGTTCGCGCTCGGCCGGCCGAGCCTCTTCACTCCCTTGGGGCCAACGGGCCCGTCGTCGGCCCTGTTGAGCACGCCGCGGGCATCCCCCATGAGGGCGAGGTCTTCGATCACCTTGGTCTCGGCCGTCACCGGCCCGAACGTGGTCCAGTGCTCCAGGAAGTCGACGTGCTCCCGGTCCAGAGCGCTCGCGGCCGTCGCAGCCATGCGTCGGGCCGCCTTCGCCACGTCGGGGCGGTTGTTGCGCCGGGCAGCGGATGCGACACGCAGGTTCAGCTCACCCCAGACGGCCAGTTGGCCAGGCGTGGCGCTGGACAGGCGAGGCTCGACCTCTTCGGCCGTGGTGGCGGCCAGTTGCTCGGCCTCGTCGAACCGGTCCTGTCGTAGGAGGAGCCAGCCCATTCCCACGACACCCGTGGCTGCGAGCTGGGTCTCGCCGGCCTCCCGAGCGTCCACGATGGCCCGCGAGAGGGCGTGATACGCCATGTCGTAGCGCCTCACCTGGGTGAGGTACTTCCCGGCCAGGAGGAAGGCGCTGGCGCGCGTGACGACCGCCTGCTGGCGTGCCTCACCGTCACTCAGGGCGACCGCGGTCTCGCTGGCACGGAGGATGCCGGGCAGGCGCTTCGCGACGGAGTCGTAGCGGTCGGCGTGGTAGAGGGAGTGCGAGTCGGCGATGTCGGTCTGGATCGAGTGCAGGTCTCGGACGTCGGTGGGTTCGGTCACCACCGTGGTCAGTCCGATCGGGGGCATGAGTGCCCGGCGCAGCTCGGTCAGCTTGGGGCCGTCGCCTTCCGCCTCCTGGACGGGGGCCGGCGCCTCGGAAGCGAACAGGCTGGAGGTCGTGGTCTCAAGGGCTCGGGCGAGCGCATGGATCGTCTCGACCGAGACAGTCCCACCCTGCTCGACCTTGCGGACGACACCCACCGAGAGGTCAGCCTCTTCGGCGAGCCGTTCCTGCGTCCATCCCTTGCGTCGCCGATGGCTGCGGACGTTCTCTTGGAGCGACATCGAATCACCTCCCAACCAGCGTACTGTGAACGGGGAATCCCGTGCGGCGCTTGGCCTGGAGCGTGTACCCTCAAGCTGTATCAGTCGAACGAGCGGTACACCTTGGGGGTACCATGCGAAGCATGAATCATCGCGGGTCCGGGCCAGATGCCGAGACCGACATCTACGTGCGCATCAGCCAGGATCTCACGGGCGACGAGCTCGGCGTCCAGCGGCAGGAAGAGCGCTGCCGAGCGCTCTGCGCTCAGCTCGGGCTGAAGGTCCGGCACGTCTGGGTCGACAACGACCTGAGCGCCACGAAGAAGGACGTCGTGCGTCCCGACTTCGAGGCCATGCTCCAGAGCAAGCCGCAGGCGATCGTGTGCTGGCACACCGACCGTCTCATCCGCGTGACGCGCGACCTGGAGCGAGTCATCGAGCTCGGCATCAACGTCTACGCGGTCGAGGCCGGACACCTGGACCTGTCCACTCCGGCCGGCCGAGCTGTCGCCCGCACGGTGACGGCCTGGGCCACGTACGAGGGCGAGCAGAAGGCCGCCCGGCAGAAGCTGGCCAACCAGCAGGCGGCACAGCAGGGCCGTCCGTACACCGCGGGCATCCGCCCCTTCGGGTACGGCGAGGACCACATGTCGATCATGGCGGAGGAGGCTGCGGCCATCGTCGAGGGTGCGCAGATGATCCTCGCCGGGGAGTCTCTGTCTGCCGTGGCTCGGCGGTGGGACGAGGCGAAGCTCCAGTCGCCTCGGAGCAAGGTGACGGGCGCGAAGGGCTGGACTCTGCGCGGGGTGAAGAAGGTGCTCACCTCTCCGCGCTACGTCGGACAGTCCACGTACCTCGGCGAGGTGATGGGCGAGGCGCAGTGGCCTCCGATCCTCGACCCGGAGGTGCACTACTCGGTCGTGGCCATCCTGAACAGTCCGGAGCGGTTCTCGGGTGGCAAGCGGACCGGCCGGACGCCGGGCACGCTGCTCGCTGGCATTGGTCTGTGCGGGTACGACGACTGCACGGACACGGTCAACGGTCGGGGGTACCGGGGCGTCCCGGTGTACGGGTGCACGGCTACGCACACGCGCACGCCGCGGAGCATCGCGGATGACCGTGCGAGCAAGGCGACCCTGGCCCGGCTCATGTTCCCCGACTTCCTCGGCCAGATCCTGGAGACTCAGAGCGCCCAGGACGGTCGCTCAGGGGCTCAACTCCAGAGCCAGGCACAGGAACTGCGGAACCGCCTCGACGGGCTGGCTGTGGCCTACGCAGAGGGGTCGATCAGCCTGTCTCAGATGACGGCGGGGTCGACGGCGCTCCAGAAGAAGCTCGAAGAGATCGAGTCGGAGATGGTGAGCTCGGCCGGCATCCCTCCGCTCGACCCGGTGAAGGGTGTGGCCGGTCTGATCGAGGGGTGGCCGGGTCTGCCTCTGCCGACGCGTCGTGCATGGGTGGACTTCTGCTGCATCGTCACCCTGAACCCGGCCAAGGGCCGGCACATGACCTCCATGTCTGTCGATGATCACGTCACGATCGAGTGGCGGGACGTCGAGGAGTAGCAGGTACGACGAAGCCCCGGCTACCCCCATTCGGGGGTGCCGGGGCCTTGTCTTGTCTCGCTACCCCCGAACGGGGGTGGTGTCAGTTGTGGTGGCCGCTCTCCAGGCGGTCGATCTCGTTCAGGGCGTCCTCGCACCGGCCGGCCTCCTGCATCAGGAGGAGGCGGAGGTCGGCGAGCTTGGCCCGTGCCCACTTCGGGAGCCGGGCCTCTCGCTCGGAGCTCATGAGCGTCGGGTACCGCTGGATCAGGAACTCAGGGCGTGTCGTCACGGTGCGACGCGTCCGTTGCGGTTGTACGTCTCGTGCGTGATGGGCATCAGGTCGGCGAGGTGGTCCTCCATCTTCTCGGCGACCATCTCGATCTCCCGCTGCGGGAAGCTGGGGAACTTGGCCCACTCGCTCTTGGTGCGCAGTCCGAGGTAGTGCATCAGGCTGCGGGCGTTGCAGGTGGCGTAGTAGGAGGTGTAGATGCCCACCGGCAGGACCATGCGGGCCACCTCGCGGGCGATGCCGGCCTTGAGCATGTCCTCGTACGCCTCGTACGCCTCACGGTAGGCGGTGATCATGTTCGTGGCCATGCGGGCGAAGTGGGCGTCGCTCCCGTGCTTGAACTCGTAGGCGCCGGGGCGTCCGACCTGGAGTATGGGGCGCTCGACGTTGGGCACGTAGAAGACGGGCTGGAGCTGCTTGTAGCGTCCGCTCTCCTCGTTGTACGACCAGCCGGCGCGGTGACGGAAGTGCTCGCGGGCTACGAAGATCGGGGCCTCGACGTAGAACGTCAGGGTGGTGTGCTCGAAGGGGCTGCCGTGCCGGTCCCGCATCAGGTAGTTGATCAGACCCTCGTCGCGCTCCAGGTCGACGACCCGCTCGTGGCTGCCTCCGATGGTGGAGACTCGGGCTGCGGTGGCGACGTCGGAGTCCGTGGCGCTGGCCTTGACGAGCTCGACGGTGACATCGTCACGGAACTGGACGTTGGTCACGGGGTGGGTACCTCCTGGGTCTGGTTGATCTTGGCCTTCCATGCGTGGTCGGTGATGACGGCGCCGGTCAGCATTCCGAGGATGAAGATGGCGAGCGCGATCACCACGATCACGGGGCGGTCGTCACGCACTGGCCGGCTCCTCGTCGTACATGTAGAGCTCGTTGACGTGGTGGATCTTGGTGCCGTAGTAGAACTCCAGGCGGCGGAGCTCTTCGCGGAGGCGGTGAGCCTCCCGACTCAGGCCGAGGCCGGTGTGGAACACCCTCTTGGGCTGCCTGCCTCGCAGCTTGGCGAAGGCCATGACTCCGTGCAGGGTGTAGACGTTGCTGCGGTTGAACTCGGGGTAGGCGCGGGCCTGGTGGAATCCGTAGACGATCAGGATGTCGTCGTCGTTGACCGGTTCGAGCGGACCGATGTTCAGTGCCACTTACACACCCTCCCCGAGGTGAGCCAGGGCCTCATGCAGGGCCTTGACGGTGACGGTTTCCTTGTGGTCGCGGTCGGCCTGGTCCCGGCGCAGCGACTTGTTCTCCTCGACCAGCCGCTCGGCCTCGCGGATCACCCGCGTCATGTTGGCCAGGCTCCAGACGTTCCCGTCGAGCGGGGGGCTGAGGTTCACGCCGAGCACGTTGGCGATCTGGCCGACGACGCCTCGCGCCTCTCCGCCCACCTCGTTCTCGTAGTACAGGGCCTCGCACCTTCGAGTCAGGCACTCGTAGTACCCGGCCGGGGGCTTGGCCTTGGCCTTGGTGCCGAAGTAGCTGAAGCTCTCCGGCTCAGGCTCGACGGGCCCCTCGTTGAGAGGGTCCACCTTCCGCTCGGCCGGCTGGTCGAAGACGATCGACGCCGCCTTGATGCTCTCGATGTCCAGCTCGCCGGCCTGCCTCGCCTCCTCGGCGATGCGCTGGCCCTCCCGAATCCAGTCCCATCCGTTCGTCACTGCTTCGACTCCTCTCGCTGCGTCTTGATCGGCTTCTGCTTGGGGCAGTGGGTGTACTCGCGGTGCCCTCTTTCGGGGCAGGTCCCGAGTGCTGTGCGGATGGAGTCTCCGCACTCACAGATCCCCCGAGGCTCGGTCCACTGGGGGCGCCTGCTCACCAGGCTCCGACCCGGTTCTCGTACGACGCGCGGCTTTCGCTCGTCAGGTGGTAGCTGCCGAAGTCGCACTCGTAGTACCGGCTCTCCACCTTCAGGCCGCGCATGGTGCCTCGCGCCTGGCCCTGCCTGCTCCTCTTGGCCTGGGCCCGGCCGAGCGCCTTGTCCGCGTCATGCTCGGACAGGAACCCCCGCTTGACCCCGCAGGGGCAGCTCCTCCAGTTGTTGCAGTTGCTCACAGTTCGTTGACTCCCTTCGCTGCGCTCGCCTTCTTGGCGGGCGTCCTCTTCTTGGCCTTCAGGTTCGGGTCATCCTTGACGAACTTGGAACAGTTGCACGTCGAGATGTGGCACTTACCGCGGCTCGATCCCTCGACGGCGTGGTTGATCGGGCTGTGCCCGCACTCCGCGTCCCAGCAGTAGCCGGGCCAGGACTTCTTGCCGTCGTGGTTGGCGAGGATGATCCCGGACGACGTCAGCGGGATGACCTTGCCGGTGCCCCCGAAGCTCATCTTCTTGGCGAAGGCTTCCGCTTCAGCGGTCGAGCCGAAGGGCCCCATGTTCAGGCCCTTGTGTCCGCTCGCCCAGGTGTGGGTCAGGACGTAGAGGTCACGCATCTGGAGCATGTCCCCCACCTCCTTGATCACGGCCTTGGCCAACTGCTCAGGGCTGTCGAAGGTGGGGTCTTCGAGGATGTCGACGACCCGCTGTATCTCGTACGCCCTGGGGGTGATCCTCACGGAAGGAGTTCCACCAGCTCAGCGAGCAGGCTCGACAGGTTGCCGGCCGCGGCGGTCTCGTTCTCGGAGAGCTGGGAGTCGTAGGCGTAGGTGCCCTCGTACTCCCCGTCCTCGACGAGCTGGTCGAGGTAGCCCTGACGCTCGGTCTCGGCGAGCTGGTACTCGGCGACGCGCTGGCGGATCAGGAGCAGGGTGATGCGGTCCTCGCTGACCTTCTCGTGCCCCTCCTTGCTGACCTGCTGGCGGATGGCGAGCTCCAGGTTCTTCAGTGCGTCGGTCGTCGTGCTCACTTCGATGGTCCTCTCTCGATGACCGTCACTCCCCAGCGACGGACGTTGACGTAAGCGATCATGTTCTGGGTGGCGGTCTTCGTCGGGCTCCGCCAGTGCCCGGCCTCCTTGTAGAGGCGCGTCCCGCGTCTGTCCTCGATCTCGATCGTCGAGCCGTCGGGCAGTTCGTCGAGCTCCTTGATGCTGGTCAGCTTACACAGCATGGGACAGTTGCACAAGGTCTGCCACGCCGTACAGCTTCAGGTGCAGGTCCCGCACCGAGCCGTCGTTGCGCAGCACGTGGTCGAAGGGCCAGTCACTGAGCGCGGTCTCGGACTCGTGGACCCGGCCGAGCCTGTCTTTCGCCGGACCCACGCCGGGCCTCTCGATCTGGATCATCACGCCGCCTCGGTCGGCAATGGCCTGCGCCTCGTTCGGGAACCGCACGTCGGTGACCACCAGGGCGGGGGCGTCGGCGTGCTCACGGAACAGGGCGTCCACCCACACGTCAGCGCCGAGCACTCGCCGGCCTGCCTCGGTGCCGGCTCGCTGGAGCAGGGCACGCACCTCGGGGTACGTCACCTTGGCGTAGTCCCAGTTGGTCGTGTCGATCAGGCGCCGCAGGCGCAGGTGTCCGGCGCCGTAGTGGCCGGGGATCAGGGGGTCGAGGGCGTACAGGAACTCTCGCAGCTTGTCGGCGAAGGCTGCCTGCCTCCAGCCGTACTGCACCAGCGCTTCGGCTGCCTCGTTCTTGCCGGACCTGGCGTAGCCAGCCAGCCCGATGATCAGGTCACTCACTCGGGTCCTCCGGGTACTCGGGGAAGATCAACTTCGCTGCGTCGTAGGCGCTGACCACCACGTGGTCGTCGCCCTTCATGGCGGTGGTGATTCGCTCGGAGCAGTCGCGCTGCGTCGCACGCACGAGGTCCATCAGGTGGCTGTGCCACCACTCGTACTCCTCGCCGTACTTGTCGTAGATCAGGGCGGAGATGGCGCCCTCGACCGTCGGTGCCCAGCGCGGACCGCTGCGGGTGTACTCCCACCCGTCTCGCTCTCGGGTCACCCGAAGTAGAAGGAGGAGTTGACGTCGCCGGCCGAGACGAGCACACCCTCCAGGCCCACGAACTCTCGGTCCTCGGTGACCGCGGTCCTCTGCACCCGCACCCTGCCCTCGATGAAGTTGATGCCCTGCGGGGTGATCGACCAGCGCTGCTCTTCCTCGCGCTGGGCCAGCCCGAACCAGGCCAGCTTCGCGAACACGCTGTACTCGGCGTTGCTCAGGCGGAGGTCGTCTCGCTTCAGGGCCTGGCCGCCCTGCTCGTACAGCTTGCCGAGACCGGAGACCTCGTTCTTGCCCAGGTGGCTGCGCTTCCTCACCGTCGTGCTCCTCTCGACATGGCAGGCTCATCAGCACCGGGATGCCAGCCCGGTGGACCACGCCCCCGAAGGGGCGGGTTTCGCCTTGGGTCACTTGCACATCAGGACGTCTCGTGGAACCCGTCGAAGCAATCGATGTACGAGGTGTCACCGACCTTCGCCCAGCACAGGCGGTGCCCCCACACCGTGCCCCAGTACGTGCGGCCGGCCTTCTCGTTCTTCTGCTTCCAGGCCCGGCGCTTGGCCGGGTCGTTCAGCTTCGGGTCCAGGTACGTCACGTTGCCTGCCCGGTCGACGTAGTACGAGTAGCCCTTGCCGTTGCCCCGCTTGGCCGCGTCCCAGTAGCAGTCCCGGTCGTCGCTGTCGTCAGCGCACGGCCGCGTCGGCAGATGGAACACGGGGACGTACTTCACTCTCGCCGGGAGCGTCGTCGTCTTGCTGTCGGAGGCCGAGGCCGGGGAGTTCCAGGTCAGCGACCCGAGCAGGGCGAGGGCGAGGAACGTCAGCACGTAGCGGGCGGTCGTCTTCATGGGTGGTCTCCTCTTCGGTGATCCAGGGCGGGCCCTGGTGGTTGGGGTCGTACGGTGCGTAGATGTAGGACTTGAGGATCGGGGTCGTGCAGGGCGGCGCCTGCCGGTAGATGTACGCCTGGCGGTAGACGTCTGCGAGGAGGGTGACTCCCCACTTGACCATCTGGCTCCAGCTCAGGCCGGCCAGGCGCAGGGTGCGGATGTCTCGGGCCAGGCTCTCGTCGACTCGGGCGCTGAGCTGGCGCGGGATCTTCATGCGACCAGCTCCTCCAGCATCGAGTCGGCGAACTCGGTGACCCTGCCGTCCGGGGTGAGGTAGCCCGCGTGGATCAGCTCGTTGGCCGTGCGACCGTACGAACCCTGGAGGGTCCACGCCATGCCGCTCTTGACGAGCAGGCCGAACAGCTCCAGCGTCTCCCTCTTGTCGAGGGCGCCTTCCTCGTAGGTGATCAGGTCGATGACGAGTGCTCCCATGCGGCTCACTTGCTGGCCTCCTCGATCTCGGTGAGCAGGGCGGAGGCGAGGCGGTGGGCGATCGAGCTCAGCGCCAGGCGGGCGCAGCCCTCCATGGTGTCGTCGGTCGGGGTGCCGAACTCGGTGAGGTCTTCCTGGTAGGCGCGCAGGTCGACGTACTCTCGCCACATCGTGTCGGCGAAGGCGTCCGGTGCGGCCTCGCTCACCTTGTCCTGGATGCGCTCGCGGTACTTGCGCACCACGTCGCCGAGTTCGCTCGGGCGACCGCTCCAGTACGCCTCGACCTTGCTGACCACGCTGTCTCGGGCGCGGGCCAGGAAGTCGGCGCCCTCGTTGACGTTCGTGTCGGGCACGGTGCAGTCAGCGATCCGGGCCAGCTTGTCGGGACTGTGCTCGATGATCGTCTCGATCGGAGTCATCTCGGTACCACCTTCATGGGGTGTCTCGTCAGTACCGGGAACCCCTCCCGGCAGACCCCCTCCTCGGGGGTTTCGACTTGATGAAGGAACAGTAGCACACTCAGTGCCAGTTGCACAGATACTCAGCCGTAGCGGATCTCTCCCAGCGCGGCGAGCTGCACGATGATGTCGGCCGTGCCCGCGTCGATGTCGCCGGTCTCGATGCCGTCCTTCTCGTCTCGCTCCATCCAGGAGCTGAGGATGTAGCCGTGGTACTCCCGGTTCACGTACTGCTGGTCGATGTCGAGCAGCTTGGCGTACGCCGCCCTGATGTCGTCGGCGTTGAGATGGTGGACACCCTCGACCTCACGCTCGTCGTCGAAGGGGAAGATCGGGTGCGGGGCGGAGCCCTCCACGATGGTCCACGTCTTGCCCTCGGGTCGGCCGGCGAACTCCTCCTCGGTCGGCTCGGTCGCCCAGTAGGTGATGCCTCCGTACGCCGCGGTGGCGACGATGTCCTGCGCACGCTCGTCGGTCAGGTACTTCTTGATCTGCTCGGTGCTGGGCACTTCAGTTCTCCTCGAAGATGACGGCCCGGTGAGTCCGGGACGATCGGATGAGCTCAGGGAAGACGCGCACCATCGCGGGTGCACTCACCTGCGGATGGACCAGGCGGGCCAGGACCAGCTCGCCAGTCGGGCAGCAACCGTCGATGCAGTTCTCCCAGTAGGCGATCAGGCGCGGGTCGTCGATCCACATCTCGTCGCAGGCGTTGTCCATCTCGGCCTGCCTGGTGCCCTCGTCGGTGCTGGCGAGGATCGTGCGCAGTCGCTCGGTCCAGCGGGCGAACCGCTCGTCGACCGCGTCCATCAGGCGGCGGCGATGCGGGTGACAGCCGGGTTGCCCTCGTACTTGTTCTCGCGGATCTGCTTGCGCGCCAGGGTGTTCGCCTTGTCCTTGCGCTTCGAGTCGCGGACGTTCAGGTCGTGGGTGCGGAACTTCGGGGTCACTGTGGTACTCCTTGCGTCAAGCGGCAGGCTCATCAGCGGGGGGATGCCACCCACCCCGGACCCCCTCTCAGGGGTTTCGCCATGGATCAGTCGAGGTTCATCAGCTTCAGCAGGTCGTCGGTCGTGACGATCGCGAGGACCATCGCCGGGGTCGGCGGGGTCTCGGGCTCGGGCTCCTCGACCAGCTCGGGCACCGCCTTACCGGCGAGCGTCAGGACGTACGCCTCGTAGTCGCCCACGTCCTGGTGGATGTCGTCGATGTCGTCGTCCCCGCTCGCGTGGCCCTCCAGGAAGGTCATCGCCGCCCGCTTGTGGCCGCCCGTCATCAGGGCCTGGGCCAGGCGCTCCGCCTCGGTGCAGGTGAAGGACCCGCCCACGTGGTGCGCGGTCATCCCGTCGCCGAGGATGTCGGCGAACACGCTGATCGCGTCGTACAGATCTCCGATCTCCTCCTCGGTGTCGCGCGGGTCGTCCTCCGTCTCGACCTCGACGAGGTACCCGTACGACTCGTCCCAGTGGGCGCCTACCTGCGGGGTCTGCCCCGGCTTCAGCCCTCCCCCGCAGGTCGAGCACCGGTACGGGCCGGGAGTCTGCGGGTAGAGGATCGGACCGTTGTCGTCCTGGCACCGGACCACGTTGCTCGGGACCATGCGTACTGCCGTCTTCATCTTGGTACACCTTCACACTCATGGCTGCCATCATCAGGAGGTAGGCGCCACCCCACCCCGACCCCCTCCCGAGGGTTTCGGCACACTTGCACACTCAGACCTGCTTGTTGAACTCGGTGCCCCTCGTGGACGTGCCGACCAGGCGGTCACGCCACACCACCCAGGTCACCGACTGCACCGTCGAGGGGAGTTCGCCCAGGCGCTGGGCCGCCTCGCGGTAGACGTGTGCGATCAGGGCGTATCTGCCCTTCGCGCCGAGGCCGCGGTCCTTCGACCCGTACTCCTCGCCGACCGCGATGTCGTGGGCGTGCCGGTCGATGCACACCGCGTCCGCGTCCTGCGGGTCGAGGATGCAGCGGTAGAAGTGGCCCGTCTTGCGGTCCATCGGGAGCACTTCGGCCGGGTCGGCACCAGCGAGGATCTTGGCGGCCTTCGCCAGGGCGTCGCCCAGGTGGCCCGAGGGCTGGCCCGTCGAGTACGCGCTCTTCGCGAGCTCCACGTTCAGAGGCCAGGCGGTCTGCGGGGAGAGCGCGGCGAGGAGTCCGGCGCCCGTGCGGACGTCGCCCTCGGTCATCATGTCGGCCACCTCGTGCGCCGTGCGGTACCACTGACGGCCGCGCAGCTCCTGCCCGCTGTCCGCCGCCCGGAAGACGTCGATGACGTTCTGGACGTACCGCTCACGCGTCGCCGCGTCCGCCTTGATCTCGATCATGGATTCCTTGCCTCTCACTGGCTGCTCATCAGGAGGCAGGCACGACCCTGCCCCGACCCGAGCCGGACCTGAGAGCAGGCCGGCCGGGTTTCGCACTGAAGTGAGTGCGCACCTACCGCCCCTCTTCTCGGGTCGGATGCGGTGGTGCGCGGAGGTGTCAGCCGAAGCTGGCAACCCTCCTGAAGAACCCAGGCTCCCCGGTGCTGTCCTCACGGTTGCGCCGTGCGTCGAGCAACACCTGTGTTCCCCCAACTACCTTCATGTGTGACCTTTCGGTCTCGATGGGCTGATGCACCGGTATGGCATGGCTGGCTCATCAGCGACCGGGGACCACCCGGTCGGACCGGCTCGCGCCGGTTTCGCCTTCACTCGTAGTGCGAGGCTGCGGCCTTGTCTGCGAGCTCCAGGACCCGGCGACGCTCGCCGTACTCCAGCTCGGCCAGGAGCTCGGCCAGCTCCTCGATCGTGTACTCCGGGGTGATGCTGTAGCCGTCCACTCTCTGCTCCGTTCTCGATGTTGGGACAGTATCACACTCAGGGACAGTTACACAACCAGGGCCATGAACACCACGTCGGGCTCACCCGGCGTCCAGTTCGGGACTCGCTCGGTCTCGACGAAACCGTGTCGCTTGTAGAGCTCGGGCAGGTACCCGTCGAAGCAGTCCAGGCGAGTCGCGCCCTTGTGCGTCACGGCGTCCGCCACCAGGTCGTTGCCCCGACCCTTGACCGTCGAGAACAGACCGATCAGCGTGCCGTCCTTCGCCACACCGAACCCGGACTGGAAGTCGCTGGTCAGGTAGTACCGCGCCCCCCGAGGCATCTCCTCGGGCCTGCTCGTCGCCTCTGCGATCCGGTCGCTACCCCTTCTGGCGAAGGCCAGGGCGGCGGTGTACTCGGACCAGGAGGCAGGGTGCATCCATACGGTCATACTCGTCTCCTCAGACGGTGAGCAGGCTGGCTCATCAGCGGTCGGCTACCCAAGCCGGCCGGACCCCCGAAGGGGTTTCGCCTTCATCCGATCTCGATGCGGGTGACCTGCGACTTCCACCCCACCTTCACCTTGATGGGTGCGTCGTCGTCCGCCTCGGAGTGCTCCTCCAGCGTGGCGAGCAGCTTCTTCAGCTCGCCCAGGGTCAGACCCTTCTTCGCGTCGGCGGCCTCGATGCTGAAGCTCGACCTCACGTCCGCCATGGTCACTTGCCTCCGAAGCGTGCAGCCAGGGCGTTCAGGTCGTTGCGCAGCAGGCCCCTCAGCGTGGTCTGCTGGGGCGTCTGGCGGGCGAGCTGGGACAGATTCACAGACTCACCCTTGCGGAGCTGGATGCTCATGATGTCTCCCTGGATTCGAGCAGGCTGGCTCATCAGGGCCCAGGAACCACCTGGACCGACCGCCCTTCCGGGCGGTTTCGCCTTGGTACAGTTGCACACTCAGTGCTGAGAAGCAAGGGCCAGCGTGGTCACACGGGTGACCTCGACCGTGACCCGACCCTTCTCCAGGTACTGAGGGCGGTAGGGGTCGTACGCCGCATCGGAGACCAGCCACTCGGCGTCCGAACCGTCGGCGCCGGAGATGTTCCCCACCCACCAGGAGGCCAGTTCCTCCTGGAAGGGCCAGGTCACGGCGACCTCGTCCTCCTGGCCGTTCCCCTCGTTGAAGAGGATCACGTAGCCGGGCTGGCGGATCGCCGCCTTCGGCGGCTCCAGCTCGACCAGGTACTCGGGGTACCCGAACTGGCCAGCGTGGTAGGCGCAGCGGCCGGAGTTCTCGCCGCCCACCGTGCGGTAGTAGTGGGTCGCCTTGTCGGAGCAGATCCCGCACCTCATGTTGCTCTCCCTCGCTCGTTCTGTTTGGAACAGTATCACACCTTGCGGTGACGGTCAACCTCGCATCGGCGAAGGACCTGGTATCCCCTGTTGCCTTGAAGCTACGGGCCCCGCTCCCGTACTGGCGAGCGGTCCCGAGGGGACTTTGTGGGAGCCCCGTACTGGCGACTCCCCCGGTCCCTTGCGGGACCGGTACTGCCTGCCCTCCCCGCTTGCTTCCTTCCGTACTGTCGGTCCGACCGTGTGGCCGTTCCGTTTCCGGACTGTCCGGGGAGGACAGTTGGGCCCTGGGTCTCGTCCGCCCCCTCCGACACTCCGGTTCGTGTGGCATCCCACTACACCGGTACTGCGCCTCAGAGGAGACTCGCGAGAGTCTGTACCCAAACGTTCGCTGGAGGAGCGGGTTCCCTACTCACGATCGGACTCCGCCGGATACCCGGCCCTCACGCTTCCGTTTCCCCACGCTCTCAGTCACCGTCTACACCGCGAGCGGTGCGTCGTGCCAAGTTCGTGTGTCTTGCTGTGTTGCTGTTCCGTACTCTACCGGATTTCTCCGGGCTGTGCAAGTGGCCCTGCTTTGCGGATTCGAGGGAGGCTGTTACCCCACGTTGCGGTTCATGAACCGGCCGCGTTGTGATTGCCGGTCACCCGTCCCTCTGTCCTGCTGAGCCCGACTCTACTCGAAAGTGAGCCGCTGTGCAAGTGGCCCTTGCGGGTTTCTTGCGGCGTCCCGTTGTGGCGACAGACAGAAGCTTGGGCCACTTGCACGCTCTTGTCAAGCCTCGCAGGTCAGAGCCTGTTTCCGAGGGGCTGAGAGCCGCTCTCGCGGCCTCTCGCAGCGTGCCCGGACAGGTTGCCCAGGGTTGGTCAGAAGACGCGCGAGAGGCGCGCGAGGGTAGCGCGACGGGGGCGATGTGTCCATGTGTCCCGACGCACCTTGACGGGCCGGGTAGGGGTGGGGTATGACCCCGTGCGCGCGTGCGCGAGGACCGCCACGTCTT